TGGTGCCCCTCAAGCGGGTGGTATGCCAGGTGGTGGTATGCCTCCTGCTCTCGGTGCTGGAGCTGGTGGACCAACTCCTCCTTCTCTTCCAGGCAAAAGTTTGCCTCTGCGAAAGACTGAAATCCCCCAACCTATAAAAGAGAGAATGAAGATATATAGAAAATCCCTCGCAGAGGAATTAGATAAGGAGTTGTCTAATGGAAGGCACTGAAATGGCTGGAATAAAGCCAGGATATAGAAGCAAAGAACCCTCTGAGATATTTAACTCCCGTCCTCAACCGGGTCCTGGTCTCTCTGCTGGTGCGATGGGACCGAAGAAAGAAACCCCTGCTCTGGGTATGGATGGAATGATGGAGCCAGAGGAGAAGTCTCTTTCCAGAGATGACCTTTTGCTTTCCGTTCGTAAGATGCGAAAGTATATGGATGGAAAGTTAGAGGAGAACGAAAAGAAGCATCAAAAACTTTATGGAGATGCAGTTACTCTCATCAAAGCAATGACACAGGAAATTAAGAATCTTAAAGATGAAATATCCTCATATAAGAAAGTTTTGACAGATTCCTCTTCTACTCAAAGTAAGTTACAGGGAGAGCAGAAGTCTTTGAGAGTAGATGTGGATACAAGGAATGATGTATTCCGTAAGTCTATCATAGATATGATGGAAAAGCAGTTTAGTGATTTATACGTGTATACAGACAAGAAATTCCAAGCAACAACGGCTGAGAATGCTGCGGGTGTGGAAAATCTTAACAAGGCTTTCAATATGGGCTTAGAGGCCGCAGAGCCTCGTTTCAAAACCCTCATCAATAATCAATTTGAACACGTCCTCGCCCCTGCGATTAAAGCCTTGATTCAAGGGATGCCAGTGCCAATTGTCAATGTCCCTGAGAATGCTATTAAATCGGCAGATGTCCAAGTCAATGTTCCTGCTCCACAGATTACGAATAATTTGGAAAATGTGAAATTGTTACTTTCTGAGAAGTCTTTTAATCTTAATGTTGAACAACCTGCTCCACACGTTCATTTGCCAGAAGGTCTGGTTAAGAATGAGGCGGCGATTGTAAATGTTCATGTTCCTCCACAGCCAGAACAGAAGACACCTCAAGTCAATGTTCATGTGCCGGAGCAACCCACGCCAGAAGTAATTGTCAATAATGTTCCTAGAAGGAAGGTGATGAAGACATTTGAGTATTATCCGGATGGCAGACCATCAAAGGTTCTGGAAGAAGATATGCCAGAGGATAAGTGAATGTCAACTCCTAGTTCTGCTGTCAAAGTATCTGGTCCTTTGAATTTAGGAAGTGGACAAGTTCTTTCTCAGAACTTCCAGTTAGGGTCTTCACAGGCGACTTTGATTATTCATGGTCCTTTAGTTCTTGGTAATGGGAAATCCATTTCTGCTAGTTTGAATCTAATCCCACCAGTTATATCTGTCGGTTTCCGTGACGTGATGGGTATTACCTTGTGATTACCTTATGATAATCTAGTAATAGGATAGAGCGGGATAGGAGAAAATGCAGTCGCCATTTCTATTAGTTGGTAATCCTGTAGTAGGGGCGTCTGGTCCTGCTCCTATCTTGAATGGTTTTACGATTAATGGAGACCCTTCAACTGCGACGGCGGCTCCTGGTGTCAATATGACACTGGATTGGGATGTTAGTGGAGCGACGAATGTTCAACTCACTACGGGAAGCAATTATGCTTGGTCTAATTGGTCTGCCACAGGCACTACTTCTGTAAATGCGAATGGCAGTAGAAACTTCTTCCTTCGTGCTAGTAGTGATGGAGGAGTTACTTGGCCTACTTTCGCTGCTGTTCACTCTATTGTCACTCAAACTACTAGCGCTCCTAATCTCAGTGGTATAGGAAGATATGATAACTTCACCCGTGCCAATAGCTCTTCGTCTTTAGGTTCTCCGTCGGATGGAGGTTCTGCTTGGACTGCTTTGACTGGCACTTGGGGGATATCTAGTAACCAAGCTATTAATATCACAGGAGGAACGAATAATATAGCGGTCTTATCTTCTACTTTTTCAGATGTATCTGCCACGTTCACGTTACCGACATATACTTTTGGTGTCACTCAAGTAGGAGTCGTAGTAAGAGCTAGTGACGCAAACAACTTTATCTTTCTTGAGGCAGCTCAGGGTATTTTCTTAAAGAAATATGTTGCTGGTAGTCTTAATCAAATCATCGCCACAGGTTCTCCCGCCAGTGGCGATAGGTATCAAATCGTCTGCATCGGCAGTACGATTACTTGTTATCAAAACGGAGTCCTTCTTTTCATTGTCACAGATTCTTTCAACCAAACAGCAACAAATCATGGATTATATGCAAATACGGATAATACGACACCTTTAACAGATTTCGCTGCCCTGGATGCCTCCAAGTGTTTAGACCCGCAACTCGCTATTCCAGACTTCTGTCTGAATCCGACGACACATAGCACTAAGACAGGAAGTTGGTTTGACTCTACGGTCTGGAGCGGAGGTTCCGTTCCTGGTTCCTCAGATGTTGCTGTAATACAGAATGGACACATTGTCACAGTAGATGGATTCTCCGACGTTCCTGTCAATGGGATAGGTGTCCAATCTGGTGGTTCTTTAGAATTTGCTACAAATGCCAAAGTCCGTCTAACTGCTTGTCAAGTCGTAGTCTATGATACAGATGGCTCGCACGGACAAGGTTATTTTGAGATAGGGAATAGTGGAAATCCTGTCAATCCAACATCCATCCAAGACCAGACAGCTTGTCTAGCATTAGCGAGTGCTCCTTATGCTCAAGCAGACTTCATGCACTGGGGAGCTGGTCTCTACGTCTTTGGAAAAGCTAGAACCTATGGACAACCCACTTCTCCTGGATACGTTCGTTTAGCCACGGCTCCTCAAGCAGGAGATAGAACCCTTTCACTTTCTAGTCCTGTTACTGGTTGGACACAAGGAGACAGACTCTATATTCCGGATACCACCGCGAGGACGGATGCGGCTATCTATGACCCGACTAGCTACTATGATGTATTGATGTTAGAGGGCGTCTCTCCAAATGGGTTGACATTGACAGTTTCTACTATCACAGGAACTGGTCTGTACTATAGTCATCCAGGCTCATCTGTAGTAGACAACCCCGCAGCCCCGCCAGAGTATTTACCTCATGTAGTGAATATGAGTCGTTGGGCATCCATCCGAACAACAGACCCGACGGACATTAATCGTCCTCATGTATTCTGTGGTAATCGGGCGGATGTTGATTTCGAGTATACGACATTCCACAGCACAGGGAGGGCGGCTCCGTTTCCCGGGGCAGGAGTGCAGTTTAATCGTCTGTGGGGTCCGTTCCCAGTACGGGCAGACGGGTATCAATTTTCCATCACAAATTGTTCTGTGCTAGACCCTTTTCCTGTCCCATCCTTAGATGCTGCTAGTGCTCGTTGGGGTATTGTAATTAGCGAATCTGGATGGGGATTAGTGCAGGATAATGTCGTCATCAATTGGGGAGGAGCTGGGATTACTCCTAGAAATGGCAATGAACGACAGAACACTGTCAATAGGAACTTTGTTGGCTTGATTCGAGGCAATGGAGACCGTTCCGATCAGACAGGCAATCCAGCCAACAATGGGGCTTTCAATCATCCAGAGAATCAAGGTCCTGGGAACGGAGTGTGGTGCCGGAATGCTGACCAGATAGTCACTAACAATGTCGTCGCCGATTGTCGTTCTATCGGTTCATTCTATGCTTACAGCTTTTCCGTCACTCCATTGTCTGAGGGAGGGACGAATCAACTATCAGTACAGAAATACACCCCAGCATACCAAGGAGCAAATCCCTATTCTGGTAATCCAGCGGATATTTATACGGTATCTACCCCTTTTGGGACGAATTACTTTAGTCCTATAGGCATTCCAATCCGTAATATTTCAAATAATGAAGGCTACTCTTCAACCAACTGCATGACGATTTGGTTCGTCCTGCCTTCTGACATCGTAACAGATGCATTTTCAGCCTCTCTGTATGGTTACTTTGTTCCTGGAGTTGGAGGTGCGGGGGCAAATGGAACGATTCAGAGTTTGACTGGGTGGACTCTCTATCAGTGGGGGATATTTCTCTACCCAACGACAAATGTAACGATAGATGGATGTATATTTAGAGGATGTGTAACAGATAACTCTCATCGTCCTCCACGCGGTATTCATTCGGATGACTATTGTTCTTGGAATTTGACTGTTTCTAATTGTGATATACGAAATTTTGATGTGGGTTTGATTCCCGCTTATTTTGGACAATATGATATAACGTTCGAGGATTGCCATTTAGTCAACAAGGAGAACATTTTGATTCAACCACTGACGAGTTCCATTGGTTCCGTATTCACAACTGGGAATTGGGTGTTGAATGTCCCAAATCAATTGCTTGGCGGTCCTCGTTCTTACGCTATCAATAATTGCACTTATGCCGTCTGGCCTGGATTTCCGTTAGTAACCATATACGGAAGTAATCAACCATTTGGTTCTACTGCTGGAGGTGTTTCTCTGGCTGGAGATGGTTGGACGTCCCCAGTTTCTATCGCTGTGACAGACCATCAAGGTGTGGCAAATGATGATTTTTCAATGTTCCTCTACACTACGGAACCAAATCGTCAATTATCTCCAAATTTCCCATCTAACTTCGTAGTAAGTGTCCCTCAGTTCAATCTTACGAATGCTCAATCATATGATAAGTTTAATAATGACGGGACGATTAAAAAGATGGCAAGTAGACTAGCTATGAATACTCCTGGTTTGAGTTTTGTTGGTCAAATACGTCCTCCCCAGTGGGGGGTGAGACCAGATGTTTACGGATTCATAAGTGTGAATCCGGGACCTTATCCTACTCGCTATTCACCGGCTACATCCATGAGACGCTTACATACTACACGAGGGGTTTAGAAGGAGTTTGATATGACAACTCAAAAAGTCGTTTATGGAAGTGGAGTGCCTATTCCTATTACTATAGGTTCCCTTGTCAATAACGCAGCTAGACAGAGTGCTGCTGTAAATAATTCTTCTGGTCTGTATTTGGACGCATTGGCGAGTGTGACTGTCAAAGCTCCTACAACTGGCGTGAGCGGTAATTCTTTGGTGAATGTTTATGTGGCTGGTTCGATAGACGGAACTACGTGGCCTGGAGAAGGCTCTGGGAATCTGGATGGTGTGAATGGTATTGATGCGACCATTACATTAGAGGCTCCGACGAATTTGATATTATTGTCACAAATCACAACGCCAACCGCCAGCGGTTCTTATGTGTCAGAGCCTTCAAGTCTTGCTTCGGTATTTAATGGAATAATACCTCCCAGTTGGAGTCTTATCGTACAGAACTTAACGGGACAGACTCTTCAGAGTGGAAGTTCTGCGAGTTACATTGGAATTAATACGACTTCTGTTTAGGAGTAATCTCTCCCACAAAGAAATGAGGAGAGTTTTGTATGGCGACGACACAGAAAATATCCTATGGTGGAAATACTAGCATCACAATCACTGTGGGTGCATTGGCTAATAACGCAGCTAGACAGAGTGCCGCTGTAGATAATACCTCTAATCTGTACTTAGATGCACTACTTACAGTCTCCATCAATGCTCCTACATCTGGTTTATCTACTCCTTTCTTGGTCAATATCTATCTTGCCGGTTCCTTTGACGGAACTACGTGGCCTGGAGAGGGTTCGGGTAATCCGGATGGAGTCACTGGGATAGATTCCGCTATCACATTAGACAGCCCAACTGATTTGATATTGGTAGGACAAATAGCGATGCCGACGGCGAGCAAGACTTATGTGACGGAGCCCATCAGTGTTGCATCAGCTTTTGCTGGATTAATGCCGATTAAGTGGAGTATTATCATTCAGAATACTTCGGGTGGAACTTTACAGACTGGCAGTGTGGCTCATTACAATGGGATTTATACGACTTCTGTCTAATAGACATTGAACTAATGGGAAGAATATGGCTACTAATCCTACGGCTCAGTGGTGGGTGCGGAACGATGGTAATGATGGCAATGGTGGAGGTTACGACTCTGGGATAGGTGGGGCTGCGACGAACTATTCCGACCAGGCAGCGGCACAAGCGTCGTGGGCGACTCTCACTTTAGCTGCTGGCACATTAACTGATGCTGGAGCAACTGGGTTATTCACTGCTCTTATGATAGGTAACGCTGTCAATGTTCCAGGCCAGGGTTATTATTGGATTACAGCATTCACCAATAGTAATACTGTCACGGTTACGGCAGGCACGGGAGCTACCACATCCTTCACAACGCAGCCCGGAAAACTAGGAGGAGCATTCCGCAATCCGTCGAATCTTTCCAATGGTGGCTCGGTTTCTGCTCCGGCGACTACTACGGCTCTGGTATCTGGCAATAAGGTCAATGTACGAGCATCTGGTTCCGGTTCTGTCGGGTCTCCAGATTATACGCAAACGGGCTATGCAGAATTCCCAAACGGAGACACTACAAATGGATATATTTCATGGGTAGCATATAACGGAACTCCGTATCTCAAGGGCGATGGTCTAGTCTTCCATATTCTAACCTATCACAAGATGGTTGGGTTGTATATAACCACATCAGGTTCTTCTAATGGGGCATTTGGGATTATAAACTATGTCACCATTTGTACTTTCATTTCTTGCACTATTGACGCTAATAACCAAGCCTGCACAGGTATCTTCACCCAGTCTGGAGGTGGTCAAGGTGCCCTAACTGTTATTGGGTGTAATCTTGTTGGTGGAGGAACTACGAGTCTCAATGGTGCTCAAGTACAGGGTTATGGGGAGGAGTTCAAGAATTGTGCGATACACGGATGGGGCAGTTGGGGCATTTTGGAAAATGCAGACCCAACTGGTGTCAACGTAGTAAATTGTGCTGTCTATGGGAATACCGCAGGTGGTATTTCCCTCACTACAACGAGTGTTGAACTAGGGACTATTGACGGTTGCACTATTGATGCTAATGGTGGTGATGGAGTACAGATTAATAGTACCGCAGCAGCAGTTTGGACTCGCATTCTCAATAACAACATTACGAACAATGGTGGATATGGCATCAATGTAGCAGCAGGGACGACGACGACGAACAATGCAGCGATTGCTTTTGCTGACTATAACAACGTCTTCAATAATACGACTGCCAACTATCATAATATCAGTGCTGGAACACATGACCTAAGTGTTAATCCAAACTATACAAATGCCTCAACGGGTCATTTTACTCCGGCAAATGTGGCTCTAATCGCAGCGGCTCCTATCGGATTTGCATAAGGATTTGCGTGATATGAATAATCTTTATATCGGTGCGGTGCAGGTCGGTGGATTGTGGATTGGAGCTGTTCAACCAGCCTCTACGTCCGCTTTTCATCCGTTCGCAATTTATCTTAAAAAACAGGGACTTATAGGTTCTGGAGTCTACTAATGTTTTCAGTTGCGATTAGTGGTCAACACCTGGGCTTCAACTTCATCAGTGCTCTCTCTGGCACTCCTTTGACTGGATTGTCTGGTCTTATTTCAGGCTATAAATCTATAGATGGTGCTGCTCAAGCTGGTATCAGTGGATTTGTGACTGAATTAGCTTTCGGTCAATATCAAGCGAATCTTTTTAGCCCTGATGTCAGTGGAAAGATAATCACTTTCTACTTCACTGGTGCAAGTGGTGCTGTTCCTGTTGAAAAGACTGTCGTTACCACCCTCAATGTCAGTGGTCAAATCTATCCAGCATCTGGCATCAATGCTGTAGTCCCATCCGCCACTCTAAGTGGAGTGACGGCTAATTCTGGTCTCTTCGTGTCGGTGCCTATTTCTTCTATCAGTGGAGTGAATGTCGTTGCTTCTCAAGCCAGCGGAACTACTTTCCTCGCCTCGGGTAGTTTCTTATTCGGTAGTGGGCAGTTTTATCTGGCTAGTGGGACGGATTTCTTGCCATCGGGCTCTATCTTTGCTACGACCTTTGCGAGTGGTGTCTTGGCTGGAAGTGGACAGATATTCTTGGCTTCTGGGACACCACTATTCTACTCTGGCCTCTATTATGTGGCTTCTGGGTCTGTTACAGCTTCTGTTAGTTCTGGTTCTCTTTACTTAGCCAGTGGTTCTATCTTTAAGAATACATTTGCGAGTGGAGTATTAGGTACTTCCGGAGGATTGCCGACTGCTTGGGGTGGTTCTGGTGCTGTTACCGACGGACAGAATTTGGATAAGACTGGTTATACATTACTCAGTGGTCAATCCTACACAGCATCTGGCATCAATGTGACAGTTCCTCCTGCCACTCTAAGTGGAGTGACTCCCTCCTTCTCTCCAGCAGTCTTCAGTGGTATCTTCAGTGGGAACTTTGTAGTTGTCGGTTCTGTCCTCAGTGGTGTCTTCAGTGGACAACAGGTAACTCTTACCAGCGGACAATCTTATACGGCAAGTGGAATCAATGCGACGGCGACTGTTCTGTCTGGTCAAGTCTATCTTAACAGCGGTTATGTTCTCTCCAATAGTGGGCAGTTCTACGTCGCTTCCGGTTCTGTTGCAGCAACTGCTAATTCTGGCCTCTTCGTGTCGGTGCCGATTTCTTCTATCAGTGGTGTAAACGTCGTTGCTGCTCAAGGCAGTGGGACTACTTTCCTCGCATCTGGGCAAGCAGTTTATCTGTATTCTGGTCAATCTGTTAATGTCTATTCTGGACAATTGAGTGGACAACCAGTTACTACAGGGTCTGGTCTTTTTGTTTCTGTACCAATCTCTTCTATTAGTGGAGTGAATTCTGTCGTTCCAGCATCGACTCTAAGTGGGGTAATTGCAAATTCCGGTCTTTTTGTCAGCGTGCCTATCTCCTCAATTAGTGGAGTCAATGCTGGCAATGTCTCCGTTGCCAGTGGTCAAGTGTTCTTAGCTAGTGGATGGCCTCAACAGGTTCTTACCTATAACTTCTCTGGGCTTCCAAATAATCCCGTCCACACGATGGTCAATGCTCTTCGAAAGTTGATTGACAGATGGGATACGACGACGAATAGTGGGCAGTTGACAGTTTATCTGGAAGACGCTGCTTCGGTGGCTTATATGCAGCCGTTGACGAGTCAATCTGGTGCGGCTCCAGTAACAGCCCTTGGGGATTCCTAAGTGGGGAAGTAAGGAATGCCAGAAGCAGGCTTTTCTAGTTTGACAGATTTCACTGGTCTTCCTGTGGGAGACGGCAACTCCGTTCCCCCACCAGTTCTAGCACCAGGATTTCTTAGTCTTTTAGACTTCACTGGTCTTCCAATCGGTGCGGGAAGTTTCATTCCGTCCGCTCCACCTGTTGCTGGATTTTTGGGTCTTTTAGATTTTACTGGATTGCCGACGGGAGCAGGGATAGGCTCTCCCGTCCCTCCTGTCATTCCTCATGGTCATGGGTTCCGTGGTGCTGGACGTCATCTGACATACATCATGCGTATGGCTCAACAGATGAGGCAACAGAAGCAGAAGAGGCAGTTAGTAGAAAGAGTATTAGAGCAGGTAACCTATACTAAGAGAGTATTGGAAGAAGGTTGGCGAGCAGAGCAACAATACAGGAAGAATCTTGCTGTCGTACAGACGTATTCGATTCTTTTAGCAGAGGTTTAGAGGAAAGTGAGGTGCCAGTATGTTACTGGAACCAATCTATGGAATTGTCGTTTCGGACGGCTATGGGGATTTCTTAGATACATCTCTCTCCTATAATCGTCCGCTCTTTTCCAGATGCGTAGTCGTCACTTCTCCAAAGGATAAGGAAAGCCAACGAGTAGCAGGGAAACACAACTGCGAACTCGTCATTACGGAGGATGGAGGGAAGACAGGTAGCACACACGATGCGATGCCAGAGTTTGGCGTAGACTCACCTATCACTCGTGCTTTCAATAAAGGGGCGATGATAGAAAGAGGACTCCAACAACTTCCACAAAGAGGATGGAGGCTTCATTTTGATAGTGATGTCGTCTTTCCTGGCAATATCCGTCAAAGATTAGGTGATGCGGATTTAGACCCTTCCTGCATTTATGGCTGTGACAGAATGAATGTGCTGGGATGGGACGGATGGCAGAAACTCCTCGCCAGTGGATGGGCGAGTAAAGGCTTTGAACATCACCATTTCCTCACTCATTCCATTAATCGCCACGAAATCGGTTCACGTCTTATCTATGGCGACCAGGGTTGGGTTCCCATAGGTTTCTTTCAACTTTGGCATTCTTCTGCAGAATATTCTGGTATTTATAGAACTCGTCCCTACCCTACTGGGAGCAATAACGCTGCACATGATGATGTTCAATTTGCATTAAGATTTGATAGAAAGAAAAGAATCTTCCTTCCCGAATTCATGGTCGCCCATCTCTGTACAGAAGATACATCGTACGGAAAGAATTGGAATGGAAGGATAACGAAGAAATTCGGTCCACCGGATAAAAAGGAAGACCCGAGGAAAGAGAGTGGGAAGGCAGAGTTACAAATGACAAAGAAGCCTCTGCCACCAGAAGAAAATACCTCCAACTCTCATTGCCAGGGAAGTGGTCCTGTCGGTCCTTTCCCCACTTGGGGTGAGTTGAAGATTCTTGCAAAGATACTTGGATGGCAATCTTCTACTGTCGTCTTCCTGTTTCACATTACCTGGGGTAGGATAGAACAGGCTGCTCTAAAGCTCAAGTGGAATGATAATACACCCCTTACTATTGCGAACTTAATAGCTCTATTTAGGGAAGTAGAGTCATGAAAGTAAGGATGAGGACGATGAAGATAGCAAATGACCACGCTCGTTTCTGTCGGGCGTGGAAATGGATGGTAGAGGTGGTGGGAGAGGAAGAGGCGGCGAGGATGAAGAATTCCGTGGTTCCCTGTCCTTCTTTGCTTCCATATTCTGTGTGTAATTCTGTACCGATGCCGAGGGGAGTTGGATAAGGAGTAGACTAAAGATGGGGATGGCAAGTAGACCGATAGATGGTGGACCATATACGGAAATCTGGGACAGAGCCTATGAAAAAGATGCAGGCGGAATAACTAACCAGACAAAAGGTCTGGTTATAACTTTCTATCGTAATGGAGAATCCTTTGAAAGGATATCGTCTTTGGTAGGTGTTACTTTTGAAGAGATTGAGAAAATAGTAAACGAGTGAGGAGACGCAGATGCCGAAACTTTATTCCATTGATGTTGATGAGACGTTGGAGATAAGCAGAGGTCCTGTTTCCATCCAAAGTCTACGAGATTTGAAAGCGAGTGGACAGATAGTTGGGCTGTGCGGAAATTGGGCTCTCTTCTGTCAAAGAGTGCCCGATTGGCATAACATAGTATCTTTCGTCAATTGTGGCTTAGTCCAGTTTGAGTATCAAGGACAGATTATTGGAGATAAGGCTTGGTTTCTGCGAAACCTGCAAACCTATGTAAGAGCGGATGAATATATTCACGTTGGAAATTGCCTTAATGAGAAGAACTCTTTAGGATTCATCTGTGGGAGTGACGATAAGGGAGCAGCGGAGAAGGCGGGATGGAGATTCATTAAGGAAGATGACTTTGCCAAAGGAGTAAGATGAAACTCGCCTCAATATCTGCGGAAGCCGTCGCCACTTGCCTCTGTTGCGGATGGGAACAGAAGCCTCCTATGCTACGATTAGTTCACTCCACCAGAAAGAAAGAGGAAATACCCCTCTCCAAAAAGATAGAATTAGCAGAACAATCCGTTCTCGCTCATCTGCGAGATGCACATGATAGGTTAATGTTGACGAAAGAAAAGATAGATTTGGGTGAAGAGGGGGTTAGGTTAGATTACCACGGAAGACGACCAGAGAAGAGTTTAGAGATTGCTTTAACGCGAGGCGGAAGGAAGTGGGGTAGATAATGGCAGGAGAGATTCAATTTAGTTTCGTAACGAGCAAAGTAACATATGCACTCGTCCGTAATACGAATGCCCTCATCTACTCCCCAGCATTCGGTGGCTTCTCTGGCTATTCCTCTCCACTTTATTCTGGCTACGCTATCCCTTGCACAGAGCAGGGAGCATCTGCCTATTATGTTGGAAACTTTCCTTCCGTTTCTCCAGGCGTCTACAACGTCGTTTCAAAGCAAGCCGTCACTGGTGTTCCACTTGAGTCAGACCCGACGACGGACGAAGGTGAAATAGAATGGGGTGGTAGTGGCGTCGTTCCCCTCGTCAATATCGCTGCTTCTGGTATCCCAGAAACCATCCAACTGAGACGAAGTTGGATGGTGAGGAATTATCCTGTCTATCTTCGTAGCAGTGCAGATAATGTCAATCCGTTCGTTAGTGGCTCTGTTTCTGGGATGGTGAGCCAGGATGGAGGAAATGCGGTTTCCTTGCAGAGTGGGTCTTTTACACCAGTGATAGGAATCCCAGGGCTTTATAATTTGCAGAGCTTGACGAGTGGCGATTTAAACGCCGGAACGATTACTCTATTATTCCAAGGAACCATCTCTGGTGGTGGTGTATCTTCTCCCCTAGTTCAATCTTTTGTCCTTCAAAACCAATCTGGTTCTTAGGAGTGAGTGATGGAAATCTCATATGACCCGTTTCCTATGGCTCTTGGTGTAGTCAACTTCCCTGCCAATATCTATGTAGATGAGCCTCAAGTCGTCGGTCCGCAGCAGAACTTAGCGCAAGGGGACTACGATAATAGTATTCATATCCAAGGCTCTGCCGCTGGAATTAACATCTTCCCTCAACTATTGAGTTGGGGTGGAAACTAGAAAGAGAAGAAAGATGTCCTCCTTCCAACTCGGTATCTATGGTGTTCCTCATCGGCGGAGAATTGTGCAGTCCTGTGGAGAAATAACACAGCAGGAGGTGATTGGTACGTGCCCCATCTGTAGTTCTCCAATTCTAGCACCACGTCAAGTTGTCCCAAATCAACCGCCTTACGTTCGTTACACTTGTCAGTGCGCCCAGAGAAACAAAGATATTAGAAACTTGATGTTGACGAAGTAAGAACTTGCGATTTTTATTTTCGCTCGCTAACCTCCGGTATATAGGACGTATATACGTGGATAGCAAGCGATGCCAAAGTTTCTCCTCAATCTTACCAGCGGACAATATAGTCAACTCCAGTGTCTTTCTCAACGATATGACATTCCAATGGCTGTCTATGTGCGACAGGCATTGGATGAATATTTGATAAAGAAGCCTCAATTGCACTGGGTCGCTAGTGGTATGAGTTATGATGCGAGCATTGGGTATGAACATTAGGAGTGGTGATGCCTAAGAAGAAATGGACTACTTACTACAAGTGGACGGATTACTATGGAGCCATTCGCAAAGTCACCTTCCACGTAGATGAGGAGGGAAATTATAACGGCTTCTTGTGTGAAGATATTGGTGCTGGAATCTGTGGGATGGATGAGAGTAAATGGCCTCCTCCAGCGAATCATTACTGGGATACAGAGGAAGAGGCACGGAAAGGAATCGTAGAGAATTTGAAGGAACTTTTATCTAAGGATAATGCCGTAGTAGAATGGATGAAGAATGCTATAAAAGACCTGAAAGATAATCATATTTATCCTCTGGTACAGCGAATCAAAGAATTTGAGAAGAGAGCAAAATGACCCCTCCTCGCACTCTTCGTCGCAAACTTCAAAAGAAGAAGAAGGCGAAGCCTTATAGGAAGTGCCCGAAGTGTGGGAAAAGAATGACGATGGATTTGTATACGGATGACACTGGTACTCCTAGGTTGTGGAAATTGTGCATTGAATTAGGAGTCGTGGTCAAAGGTGAAAGACTTTGGGATTGTAATCGTGGTAGTTCTTGTGGATACAAAGAAGAACTCTTTTGGAAATCGCCGTGTGGTGGAATGGCAGACGCTTCTCTCACTAAGGAAACTTAGGCAGAGGGTAGGGAGAGACTCGGCATATGACGGGTCAATCCTGTGAGGGTTCAAATCCCTCCACGGCGTCTTTGGTTTAGAGTAAAGGGAGACGGAAGAATGAAAGCGAAGCAATTAAGACAACTATTGGAGAGTGTGCCAGGTGATGAGGAGATATTTGTCAATATCAATCATCCTTATGACCATTCTGGCAGTTATTTAGAGTCTGTGAAAGAATTAGAGTGTCTGCCAGTCTATCACTCTTGCAACAGGGTCTGTGTCGCCAATGCACATATCTCAAAAGACCATATTCTTGGTTATTCTTGGATTCTTGTTACGATAGCCGGATTGGGAGACTAAGAGATGAGTGGAAGCTGGGAGATTAAGGAGAGGCAGAAAGTCCTCCTCTGTACTATTCACACAGAGGCGACTTCTATCCACTGGGCTGCTGGATTCAAGAACCTCATCATTCCAGGTTCCTTCCACTTTGTGAGCGGAATGCCGTTTGACCACGCACGGAACGCTTGCGTCCAAACTCTTCTAAATTCTCCTTATGAGTATCTCTTCTTTTTAGACAGCGATGTGATACCACCGCCCGATGCGATACTCCGTCTTCTGGCTCACAACCAACCGATTATGAGCGGAATGTATTGTCGTCGGTCACCTCCTCACTCCGTGCCTGTGATGATGAAGAATCATCAATGGGTGACGAAGTTTCCAATGGGTTCCGTGGTGGAGGTGGAATTGGTAGGAGCGGGGTGCTTGCTCGTTCATCGCTCTGTGTTTGAAAGAGTTCCAGCACAGAGACCGGGTAAGAATTGGTTTGATTGGCGGGTTGACCAAAAAGGACATATGCCCGACCCTCTGTGTTTGAGTGAAGATTACACTTGGTGTTTCCCCCCAAATACGTGGGTGATTGGGGACCATCCAAAGAAGATAGCTGATGTGAAGGTGGGAGACCGAGTTGTCACACATACAGGTTCCACACGTAGAGTGCTGGACAGGAGCAGCCGACTTTATTCTGGAGATATGACACGTTTGCATGTTTGTTATCTTGGAAGGATAGAAGCAACGCCAAGTCATAAATTTTATGTGAGGACAACAAGGCCAGCAGGTAGAACTGTTAGGATTCCAGATTTTATGGCATGTTATATGGATGGAGTGCAGACAGTTGCAGAAGTCACTACCAAAAAGACGTTATGGGTCGAATCTAAGGATATCCAAGTTGGAGACTGGCTCTATGTTCCCAAGGTGTCGATTCGTAAAGGGGCGGGGTTAAAGACTACAAATCTTGGTCATCATATTAGTACACAGAAATTGATACAGTTCCCGGATGGATTATATGGATACAGTAGGACTAGGAAAACGGCGTTGCGGTTGCCTGGGAGATTGGAGATTACACCAAACTTGTGCCGTCTTCTTGGATACTATATTGCGGAAGGTATGTCAACAAAAACGTATGCAAGTTTTGGGTTCAATGCAAATGAGGAAAAGACGCTAGTTAAAGATACCCAAGAAATCTTATCTGAAGTATTCGGTGCTAAATCAAAATATTATGTAAAAGGGAATGGGATAAATTTGTATGTCCCGTCCAAATTACTGGCTCGTTTGTTAGCGTCTCTGTGTGGTAACGGGTCTAGTAACAAACATCTCCCTAGATTCTGGCACAAGTTGAATAGGGAATGTTTGACGGAACTTTTGAAAGGATATTGGTGGGGCGACGGGTGTTTTAGTGATGGTGGATTTTCGATGAGGACCATTTCAGAAAGATTAGCAAAGGAATTGCAAGCGGCATTTCTTCGTCTTGAAGTTTTGACTAGCATCTGTTACCAAAAGAGTCAGAATGCGTATGATCTTCTAGTTCCAGTAGAGTTAGGTATGCGATTCCGAAGCATTGTTGGATATTCTGGAAAGGTCACGTTGCCACAGAATCAGATATTTCGAGAAACTAATACACATTTTCTGGTGCGAGTCAATAAGGTAGAAACTTTTGGTTATGAAGGGTTGGTGCATAATCTTAAAGTGGCTGGGGTTGAATCATATACGGCGAATGGAGCAGCAGTCCATAATTGCTATCATGTAAGGCAACACGGCTATCGTATATTAGTAGATAGTTCGGTTCGCTGCCGTCACGTTGGGATGGCAGAGTTTGATTATGGCTCCGTCCTCCCAGCTCAAGTCCCTGCTGCTGCCTAAAATCTAAAAAGGAGATGAAGATGTCCACGTCTGCCGAATTCCAAACTCTGTGCCAGGAACTCCTTAAGATGAATGAGGAGCATGAATTGCAGTATGATGTTGAACTAGAAGCAAGGAAAAAGAGGAATTATCTCCAGGATGAGATTACCAAAAAGGAGAAGGAACTCGCCGTCAGTGCCTTGGAACTAGGATGGGTGAGTAAAGAAGACGCTTTCAGTTCCAGGCTCCGTCTGCCTGATGGAAAGGTCTTGGACTTGAGACTAGCTGAGAATCGTTTGATAGTGGAAGAACGTAGATTGATTGATTTAGGAGATAAATGATGGAAGGTGTTCAAACTTTCGTTCACTTTGATTTGAAAGAACTTAAAGAATGTCTTGGGGATGATAAGAAACTCCGTAATCTCATTAAGAGCAAACTTTGTGATATGGCGGAGATTTGTTTCCTGGAACCAGGGTTCGTCCTCCCCTTCGTGCCAGAAGTCCTTGACAAAGTAAAAGAGGAGATAGGGAAGATGAAGTTTGGACCGAGAGAATATTATCCTCTGGTACAGCATAATGAATTACGGATTCAGTTAACGATGCCGACGGCGGGGAAGGTCGGGGTTCTTTTCTGGGCAGCGAAAGTGGTCGTATAAGGAGCAAATGATGGAAGTTGAAACACAACGAGAATTGGTTCTGTATTATATACGTTACTTTTGGAACCACTTATCCGTTGACTTATGAATACGGAACTGCCAAAGGTGAGCGACAGGATATTGAACTTGCCTTGGTTCACAAGTTTCAACATCCATCATATAGAGAACAAGAAGGTTTCAGATATTGTGTCGCTACTAGGGAATGGAATGTCGGTCGTCGATTTGTGGAATGGGAATTAGGGTTTTCAAAGAAACCAGTGAAAGAATTGATGCAAGTATCATGAACGTTGACGAATACCTCAAAGCACGCACGGGTGAAGCTTCCAAATACTGGATGGACAGAGTCGGCTGTCTTATCGCCAGTCATACTGATGAAGAGACCAACGCCTCCCGTTGTGATGATTGGATGATGGATTTGTCTACTCTTCTGTGGAACAAAGTGAAACCTCTTCCCTGTTACGACTGGTCTAAGCAGGATGAGAACATCGTCTGTGCCTCCCTCATGGGTCTTATCCTTACTCTTTGGTCTACACGAGTCATCCGTGCCAAGAGCTTTGACCCCAGACGTCCAGTGGAAGTAAGAAAAGGTATGATGAAACGATTGTGGGAATACCGAGATTTGAGCCATGAGGCAATGTGGGGTTCAAGCAAGGACAAAGAATTCTTTCCACTCCAAGAGTGGGAGTGTCCGTTCACTGGTGAAAAGATATGAAAAAAATTCTCTTCGTCTCCGTTCTATTCCTCTTCCCTTCGTCTCTCTTTGCAGAGACGATAGAGGAATGGACGAAACCATCTTCCGTTCGTGTCCGTAAGATGTACGGACGAAGTGCCGACTGCGGTTCTGGCACTGTCGTCTATACGGATAAGAAAAGTTATCTGGTTCTCACCTGCTTCCACGTAGCACGACCAGATAAGCAAGGGACTCTTCAAGTCCAAGCCACAGATGAACGATGGCTACCAGCAGATATCGCTTCCCAGTGGCAAGGACATGACCTGGCTCTTCTCTATGTGAAAGACCCAGAGCACAAAGTCCTTGCGTCCAAAGTGGCAGATGCAGAAGACTATGAGAATGGGCTTCAAGTCTGCAAGTGTGGTTATCCAGGTGCGGGACCGAGGGATGTAAGAACAGGGACGAGTAGAGGCGATAAGAGTATGGGAGAGGACACTTCCTGGGTGACTGTCAATTATTCCCTTCTCTCACGGAGTGGAGACTCCGGTGGTGGATTATTTAGACAGAGAGACCACGCTTTGATAGGAGTGGTATGGGGTGGAAGGGAAGACCTCCACCTCGCCTGTGCTACTCATGTAATGAGTATTCAAATGATGATGAGCAGTGCGAGGGAGAACGGCTGGATAGTCACTCAAGGGGTCAAGAAGAAGCAGATAGTAAAGAAGCAGAAGCCCCCTCAATCTGTCCTTTCGAAGTAAAGAGGTGATTTATGTGTGTAGTGAGTATGGTGTATGATTACTATCAGGATAAATGGAAACAGCCATTCGTACTTCCAACTTATCCTTCTTGGATAGTTCCTCTTTCTATTCCTCCTCAACTCACACCAGAAGAGTTGCAGGATTTACGGAAGTTATTAGAACGGGCTAAGAAGTACGATGAAGAGAACAACCAGAAGGATTGTGAGTTAGAGGAGAAGAAAAAGAAGTTGAGAGAATTGGCAGCAGAGTTAGGTGCCAAGGTAGATTTTCTATGAAGAAGATGAAATACTTTGCAAAGAAGGAGCCTTGGCTTCCAAAGGAAGGGCAGGTAGTTGCGGATGGAGGGATGTTTGAGGCTTGGTTTGCCCCAGGTACGGAGTGCTTTTTGATAGACGATTATCGCCCCCAATGGGATGCGGGTCTATTCCGTGGTCTCCGTATCTGTGAGAATCCAGAAGCAGAGTGCGGTCTGCCAGTAGGAACGCACAGAGAGAATGATGAAGAGATTTGTAGTTTTGATGAGTTTGAGATAATAGAAATAGACGAGTGATGGACGAAGAAATCTGGTATATGGATTGCTACTCCTTCCACGCTGCCTGTGGTGACCTTTTCCCTGTCCACTCTTACCACGGAAATGATTTGGAGTATTTGATGAAGAAGGGGAAGGAGTTGCTAGAGAGGGACTCAAGTGGCGTAGATAAGGTTTCCTTTGCTAGGACGAGTGATGGTTGCAATCCAATAGAGATAGAGCAGGAGATAGAACCTTGAAGATGCGAATAGCAGTTATCTCCTCATCCGTCTTTCCTGTTGGTGGGCATCAAGGACTTCCGGGATATGGAGGATTGGAATCGATTGCCTGGTGGTGTGCTCGGGGTCTCGCTGCGAAGGGACACGACGTCACCCTCATCGCTCCACAAGGTTCGACGTGTCCTGGTGTGGAAGTTTTTGAATGTCTTCCTCCTGGTGGCTTTGCAGAGCAGCATCATTATGGAGGATGTGTCTATAATGATGCCAACGGACAGCCTATTCAGTGGGCTGGGTACTGGCAGAAACTTTTAGAACTACAGGAGAAGGGTGACTTCGTAATTCTCGACCATAGTTGGAATAAGATGAGTGCCCTCTTAAAGATGGAGGGACGTCTTTCCAAGACGCCTATCCTTGGCGTCTGTCATGCTCCTGTGTCAACAATGTACTCTTCTCTCCCCCCAGAAGGCATAGTCTCTTTCGTGTGCATCTCAGATGACCAGAAGGCACACTTTGAGGCACTCCACTCTCCGAGGACTGCTCGTCGTGTCTATAACGGAATAGACTTGGATTTCTATCGTCCTATAGAGACACCCGGGAGTGATAGATACTTATTTCTGGCGAGATTTAGTTCAATAAAAGGACCGGACATCTGTCTTAAGGTGTGTAATGAAGCAGATGTTGGATTGGATTTAATAGGGGATTCAACGATTACCCAAGAGCCTCAGTATTACAATTATTGTTGCTCTTTGGCAGATGGTGTAAAGAGGAGAGTAGTGGGAAGCGTGCCTAGAGGTGAGGCTGTCTGGTGGTACTCCCAAGCTAGGGGGTTCCTCCACCCAATAGGAAATAGATTCCGAGAACCATTTGGTCTAGCACCAGTAGAAGCCCAAGCGTGTGGTTGCCCAGTCTTGTCTTTTAATTTTGGAGCACTACGGGAGACTGTCAAGCACGGAGAAACAGGCTTCTTAGTTAAGACGGAAAAGGAGATGTTAGAGGTGATTAAAAGCAGTGCTTTGGATAGTTTGAGCAGACAAAGATGCCGAGAATGGGCATCCCAGTTTTCCATTCAAAATATGATTCTCGGATATGAGAATCTGTGCCAAAGAGCCTTAGATGGGGAGGTTTGGTAATGACGGAATCTCAACTTGAATACACTACGATGTCCGACACTCCTTTCACAGAGGAGAAAAAGATACTAAGGATTAGAAATTGTGAAAAGAAGCAATATTTGGAAATAGAGGAACAGGATGTAGAGAATCTTGTTTATAGTCTCAGGGAAGTATTCCCTGGCAAGTGGTGGGGGACGTGGGATGAAAACTATTGATGAAATTGCCGATAAGTTAGAAGTCGTCGTCATAGAGTTGGAACGGCGGTACACCGAAGCTAGAGGAATAGAAGTGACTGAACTCCCACCAGAGAAACTTTCTCCCTATTGCTTCTGTGCTGGAATGCTCTTCGCCTTTGGTTGGTTGATGGAGGATGAGAAAGTTGACCCTCTTATCCAGGCTATCGGACTTACGGATTTGATGGAGAAGTTCAAATAATGAAGAAGGTGCGATTGAATAGAATGGAAATGGAAGCTGTTAAGACGGCACTTCGTTTCTATAGTGAACATCTGCGAAAGCCGATAGAACCCTGTTCTGGGACTGCTATCCAATTAAGGACTTATGTGGTAGACCCCCTCCTCCGAAAACTTGAGGATTTGTTTAAAGATGACAGATGACGATTTAGTAGACCTTGTCTTCGTCACTACGAACCAAAACTTCCTTCCTGTCATCCTCCACAGAAAGATGGCGAGTGAGATTATTATGAACTGGTTTGAGGAGAGGGAACGAGTAAGGAGTAAAAGATTCCTTCCTCTCCTCTGGTTCCGTGCTTTCTGTTCTTGGCTAAGACCTTCTACGGCGATTTATAGTGAACACAATAGAGAGACGAATGAATCTTTCGTCTTCTGGGCAGTTGATACTAAAGAGGTCATCGGTATGTATGTGAGGGAGAGGGAACCCTCTCCTCATCAACTTTTAGCAGAAAGTCAAAAACGGATTGCCGATGCGATTGAGAATCAAGGAAAGAAGTTAGATGAAGGTGACGAGTGGAAGAATGGAGGAGGAGAAGAGGATGACAGTTAAAGACTTAATCGTGCAGTTGCAGTATCTAGACCCAGATGCTCTGGTCGTCATTCGGGAATCCGTTGGTGGGGAGTGGTGGTATTGGAATGCAGCAAGAGCCACTATAGGAATGGATGTCCGTGTCCGTTCTGTGAATAGACCCGACAATGCACAGGGTCCGTTTCGTGTTGTTTATCTAACTTTGGACAAGAAGGAGAATTGAAGATGGCTAGAACGAATCTTAAGTACACGAAAAGATACACGATGAGGAATGACCTCGTTCTTCTGCGAAGGACGATAGAAAAGGTCGGCGGTCTGGTTATGCCAGATTTGGCGAGTGAAGGAAAAATCTATACCGTCATCGGTATGGGTCCAAAAGTCGAGAATCTAGAAATTGGAGACGTCATCCTCCTTTTCGCAGAAAAGGGTGACCCATTCTTCAATATCCCAGAAGAAGAGGATTTGCTATCCGTCCGAGAAAAGAACATCGGTTGCGTGGTAACGAAGCACCTGGCAGAAGAGGAATAGAAGTAATGGCTGCGGACACTGGATTTATTTACTTTTATACAGATAGTAGGAGTGGTTCTAACTCTTTTCAAGAGATTTGGAAGACGGATGAGGAAGCCAAGGTATGGGCGAAAGGATTGCGGGAGACCTGTTCCCCTGCACCAGAAAGTTATTTATTGACTACGCCAGCAGAGGACTTCCAAATCAGAGTAGTAGATGGGGTTAGAAAGGCTTCCTAAATGTCTTCCTTGCATGTTGAGAGTGGAATTGGAGAAGTGGGTATGAGAATTTTATTCTCTTCTGTTCTCTTCTGTTCTCTTCGTTTGTCTGGGGTGTGCTTCCAATGTTAAGAAAGACATCCCTGTGGTTGAGGTTGATATAATGAACAAGGAAGCGGAGAAATCACAGCAAAGAGGTTTGATGAAACGAGTCAAGGATTTAGAGGAAGAAGACTCAGATAAGAATGTATTGATACAGCAATTGCAGCAGGCTGTTGGTGATTTGCAGGTTCGGGTTGGAAATTTGGAGAAGTAGATGAGCCTCCTCTTTCTTACCGCAGATGAACTCGGTTCCTGGACAGGAGGTTCGACAGTCGCTAGCCAGGAATGCTTGGCGCTTAAGGAGTTCGCTGACCAGTCTGTCCGCCAGAGGAGAGACGCCACGCTATCCTCTGTCAAAGTGTTGAGCAGAAGGGAATTGGGTTCCACTTTAGAGGAGCCATGGAAGTGGGATGAGGTAGCATTGAAGAGGTTAGATGAGACGGCTACCATCCCACGTCTCTGTCACGTCTATTCTGGCACGTTTTCTAAAACCATCAAATGGTTGAAGGAACAGGGGACGAAGGTCACTTGGACGATTGCTGCCCATGACGTCGCCATCTCCAAGCGAGAACACGAAAAGTTAGGATTGCCGTTTCCTTATCTCCATCTCACAGAAAAGGCTTTGTGGAAAAGATATATCTCGGGCTACGCGATGGCAGATGTGATTATCTGCCCTGGTTTGGAACCAGCAGGGGTCGTAAGGAGATATGGGGAGGAATTCTTACAGAAAAGAATAGAAATCATCCCTCACGGATGTCATCTACCAGAGGAGATAAAGCCTCTCCCAAAGACTTTTGTTGTAGGGTACTGCGGTGCCATTTGCGGCGGCGACAAGGGGGTTAGATACTTACTTGAGGCGTGGAAGCGGCTTAACTACACCGACGGCTCTCTGTTAGTCATAGCGGGCAAAGATAGCGTTTCTCCGTGGACTCGTCATCTGTTGAATACCTATGGAGGGGGTTCGGTTCACTTGGCAGGATGGCAGAAAGACATGAGTGATTTTTATAATTCTATTTCTTTATTCGTCTGTCCCGCAGCGACGGAAGGCTTTAATTTAGAAGTAGTTGAGAGTCTTGCTCATGGTCGTTCTGTTCTCTGTTCGAAGAATGCTGGAGCAGCGGATTTGACGCCAGAAGGTTGGCGGGTTCCTGCGTGTGATGTGGATGCTTTGGTGGATAGGATAAGGATGGCTAGAAACGCAGTAGAAAGTTCTTATAGTTTTGATTGGCAGGGAAGTTGGAAAGAAAGAGCAGTAGATTACACTTGGGAGAAAGTCCGCGGAATGTACAAATCCCTTTGGACGGAGGTCTTATATGGAAAAGAGTAAGATGAAACCTGGACTTTACTGGATTAAAGACGGCAAAGAATGGGACGTCTGTCGCATCTGTGTAGGTGCCAGAGGAGTATATGTCCAGTGGATTGGGGATGAGGTAGAAAGCACGCTGGAGAATGTTTTGCGAAAGGGTATGGAGTTCGGTCCACCTCTCCATCCTTTTGACAAGGAGCCATATCCACCAATGATGATTAATCCTTCTGTAGAGTTGAATATGAAGGAAGTGACGGGGAGAGACCCACTGCCAGAAAGTGAGATTGATAGAATCAGGAAAGAATTTGAGGATGCTTTCACAGGTCCAGAAGCCAGAGGCCGCCTCTATGTCGCTGCTCCAGGGTCCAAGGTTCATTATAGTTCCCCACCCAAAGAATCTTTTATGGAAGAGGTGGAGGAGAAGGGAAAATTAATAGCAGATTGGTCTCCCGACTCGATGCTCTACGAATATGAAGGAAAGAAGTACGAAATCTACTATGCTCGTAAGGCGGTAGATTACTTAGAACACAAAGGAGGAGAATGATGTTGACAACGTCCTGTCGTAAGAATCCGAAGACGGGCAGAATTGAGATGACGATTCTTTTGGACTTGCCAGAGGATGCTGTAGATTGGGATAGAGGCAAGATTATGGGTTTCTGGGTTAAGGAAGGACAGACCACAGGGGTCTTGCAGATTTGCGAACATCTCTCCTCCCTTCGTACTCTTCATGGAAAGGAGAAGAAGTGAACTGGGAAGATAGTCAAGTGGAATGTGCCTGGTGTGGCTGTGAGCACATCTCTCAGGAAGTACAGATAGAGGAGAAACCCACTGCTCTCTGTTACGATTGTGCGGAGCGACACAGGAAAGAGCAGAAGGGACTGGCGGAGATTAGTTTCACATATAAGCGAAGGTGTTTTTAGAATGGCGACTGAGAAGGTAATAGAAGCCATACCGAAGTCCCTCGTCGCTGGTCCTTATACCTATCAAATAAGTTTTGATGGAGAGGCTTCCTATGATTATTCTTACTATGGTGTCTGTCTCTATATGAGCAAAAGGCTCAAATTAGACCCAAGACAAGCGGATACAGAACTTCCACAGACTCTGTTGCACGAGGCTCTTCACGCATTGGGTCATGCTTATCAAATAGAAGAGTGGGATAGGCATAAGACGAATGACCAAGGGAAAGTAACAGATAAGATAGATTTGATGGCATCGGCTCTTCTTACGTTTATCCGTCAAAATCCAAAAGTCATTCAATGGCTACAAGAACAACGTTGAAAAGAGCAAAAATAGAGAAATGAAAGTTTTCATCGTCGTCCTCCATGAGGATTATGAAGTGGAATGTGGAAGAGCAGACGCCACCGAATCCACCATCATGGGTGTCTTCGCTTCTAGGGAAGAGGCGGAGGTGCTCGTTGCGAGTAAGCCGAGAGTGATAGTGGATGGAATTGAACTGAACTATGCGAGTTCAGATTATAATAGGAAGTATCTTATAGAAGAATGGGAGATAAGATGACAGAACAAGAAGCACGGAGAATTGCTGGACAAGCGTGGTGTGCGGACAGCACGAAAGATAAAGTGATGGATATAGAACTGGCGATGGAATTCGCTAGGATATTGAAAAGAGAAGTAAATCAAAAGGAAGACCTTGCCAGTGGATGGGTAGACGAAGCAAAAGCATGGCTGGAGGCTGCTAGACAGCACTGCAAGAACGAAGAGTATTATCGTAATCTTGTCCAGCAGATAGGCTCCTTGTTCGGTGATGTAGCTTATATCTCGGATGATGGAAGTAAGCAGGACGGCATACTCTGTGCCAAGGTGCCAGAGTTAGTGAAGGAGGCACTTGAGAGGATGAATCCCAATCTTTCTTCATCCTTGCCTAGAGGTGGATATTTCTAAGATGACTCCAGACCAATTGGCACGGCAAACCGATTTATTCCGCCTTCGTAGCGAAGTGGATGGACTTGGCGAGGAGTTGAAGTGGGCTATCAAAAAGGAACGTGCTTTGACAAAGGAGATGTTGAACAAGGGAGAATTGTGCAAGTTGTGTGAAGGACACGGAGGTTCACTACTCTATCCCTGTCCAACCTGTCACAATAGTGGAGGATTGTTAGAATGACTTCCATTCCCTCGCCTCTATTTTGGATGTGGCAAATCCCAGACTTCCTGCGTGAAATAGATAGAGTGAAAGAAGCACTCCAAACAGATGAAATCAAAGATTTCCGTCTCTGGCTGGCAGAAAGATGGGGAGTGAATTTAAATAGAGAAGAGATGAAGGACGGAATAAGAATAAAATCATGCACGAAGCGCATCAGTTAACTTTTCCAAGAACCAGTAATCCCTTGGTTTCTGTCCTCCTTCCCACTAGAGGACGAAGTGAATGGTTATTGAAGTCCGTAGATAGTTTGCATAGTCAAGCCGTCCACAAGGATAAGATAGAATATCTCTTTCGTGCCGACCCAGATGACTTGGAAACGATTTCTACTTGTTCTAGGTTAGTCAATACTCTCCCCAATGCGGTTCTTAATGTAGAGCCACGGGGAAGAGGTTATTTGGATATGCACTTTTGGATTTCCAAACTCGCTAGCATGGCTCGCGGAGATTGGCTACTAATTTGGAATGATGATGCGATGATGAAGACACCCCATTGGGATGACCTGTTGCTCAATGGCTCTGTTCAATGTTGGCACAAGTGCCCAGATGTTTATATGTATGTCTTACCGAGTAGAGGGCGTCCTGGTTGTTATGAGTTCATGTTTCTTCGTCGTTCGGTGACACAGATACTCGGGCACTGGTCTCTTTCTCCACATAATGACAATTGGATAATGCGGGTGATGTTAGGAGTGAATTCTGTCTGTGGTATACCGATAGAAGTAGACCATTTAAGTGATAGGATGACAGATAAGATTAGGGAGGAGACTGTCGCTGCCTATGGAGATGGACAATTGGCGAGGGAAACTTTGGAATCTCCGTGGGCGCAGAAGGCTATAGAAGAAGATATTAGGAAGTTAGCAGAGCACATTCAAAAAAATGTCTAAGCTCAAATTAGCTCTGGCACAATTTGGAAACTCCTACGGAGGACAGCAGGCGTTGCCCTTGAGCGTAGGGTGTCTGTGGTCTTACGCCAAGAAGGAAGGTTTGAGCACGGAATATGAAAATCCTGTCTTCCTATACAAAAAGGAAGCAGTTTCCAAGGTAGTGGCTAGAATACCTGAGGATGTAGATATAGTAGCCTTTTCGGCTTATATTTGGAACTGGAGGTTTTCAAGGGCTGTAGCGGAGGCGATTCTTGAAAAGTCACCCAAAGCGGCTATCGTCTATGGCGGCGTTCATGTACCAGACTCACCGACAGAGGAGTGGTGGCAACAACATATAGAATGTGACTATGTGCTGCGAGGAGAGGGGGAACTCTCCTTTGCTTCTTTTCTACAACAATTCGCAGCAAAGGATTCACAGAGAGACTGGAGCAAGGTGCCAGGGCTGTCCATACGGGGATTAAATACAGAGAGGAAACAACCACCAGTAAATGATTTAACTAGTCCCTATTTGGACGGAACGTTTGACAGTCTTCTTCCCTTGGAAGAGAAATGGACAGGCTTGCAAGAATCCGATCGTGGATGTCCCTACTTTTGTTCTTTCTGTATGTGGGGCGATTCTGCTCTCAACAAAATACGCCAGTTTCCTATGAATAGAGTAACGGAAGAGATAACTTGGTTCGGCAAGAATCGTGTGGAATTTGTTGAGGGAGCGAATGCTAACTTTGGAATCTTACCCAGGGATGTACAGATAGCCGAGCACCTGGCTAAGACGAAAGAGAAGTACGGATTCCCACAGAAATACAGAGCCGCCTTCGCCAAGTATTCCAATAAGAGAATAATGGACCAAGTCTTTTCTGTCGCCTCTATTCTCAATAAGAGCGGACAACTCAAAGCCGTCACCCTCGCTCTGCAAAGTACAGATGATGGAGTATTGGAATCTATTGATAGAAAAAACATCTCAATGTCTGGTTTCCAAGAGTTGCAGGAAAGATATAAGAAAGATGGAATCCCCACTTATATAGAATTAATCATGGGTCTGCCTGGGGAAACTTACTCCTCCTTCAAGGCAGGTATAGATAAAATCCTCAATGCAGGAGGACATGAAGGACTCTCTATCTACCAGTGTGTGATTCTTCCTAATTCTGAGATGGACAACCCAGAATATATTAAGAAGCACGGGCTCCAATCTGTCCCTATGCGGGCGATGCTCCTCCACGGAACTCCAAATAAAGAGTGTCCAGATGAGGTGCAGGAGACTGTCATCGCCACGAATTCTATGCCACACGAGGATTGGAAGAAGACGTGGTTTCTGTCCTGGGCTTTACAGACCTTTCACTCTACTCACTTAACCCAGTGGTGGGCAAAGGAGCAGAGTGCCCTTGGCACGCCCTATTCGTGCTTCTACGAGCGTTTGATAAGGACAGCCGAGCAGTGGCCCGAGTCGGTGCTCGGGCGTGTCTATGCCCATACCAGTGCGTTGCTTGAGGCGGCGATTCAAGGAGGTAGTTGGGACAACGTCCTTCCTGGATTTGGGGACATAAGTTGGCCTCCGGACGAGGGAGCCTTCCTTATGATTGCCAAAGAACTCCATCTATTCTACAGCCAGATGAAACTTCTAAAAGATATGCCTGTCCAGCAGTGGGAATATGGACCTCCCGAGATTCCCCAAGGGAAGGAAGAGGCATATGGAAAGGTATTCTGGTACTCACGTAAAGGTGACTTGATTGGAAGTTTGAGAAAGTTCATTGAGGAATGTAAAGAGGAAAGTAAGAGGAGACTCTGTGATGACTAAACCGATTATCGGGTTCCTTGGCGTCGGCAAATTAGGTTTGCCTCTGGCTGTCTCTATCGCTATGAAGGGACACAAGGTTCTGGCTTATGATGTGAATCCAGGCTTGATGAAGAAGCAAATCTGGCCTCATAGAGAGACTGGACCCGACGGAACTGGAGACTTCCAACCTTACTTGGATTCTGCAGATATTACTTTCTGTCCGTTAAAAGAGGTCGTGCAGGGAAGTGACATTATTTTCTTGTGTGTGCAGACGCCACACGGAGCGGAATATGAAGGCATTACGAGGTTGCCGTTTTCTAGGGCAGACTTTGACTATAAGTATCTAAGAGAAGTCGCCCAGCAGGTATCTGAGTATGTTACGCCTCAACAAGCTGTATCTGTCATCTCTACGGTACTTCCAGGTACGATGAGGAGAGAAGTTCTTCCCTTTTTGCCAGAGGCAGTCTATAATCCTGCTTTCCCTGCTATGGGGACTGTGATGAGGGATTTTTTAGAGCCGGAGTTCATCCTCTTGGGTGGGACACCTGGTCCGTCTGTCACAAAGCTCAAGGACTTCTATTTCCATCTACTCAATAGGTTCTGTACTGTGATAAGTATTGAAAGTGCAGAATTGTCCAAGTGTGCGTACAATACTTTCGTATCTATGAAAGTGACAGTCACCAATATGCTGGCAGAGGTAGCCCATAAGATACCTGGGTGCAATATAGATGAAGTGAGTAGGGTTCTCACGTCTGCGACGAGGAGGGTTTGTTCTCCTGCTTATATGCAAGGAGGGATGGGAGACGGCGGAGCGTGTCTAGCAAAAGGAACCCTTGTTCGGGTACGAGACGGATGGAAAGTAATAGAACAGATACAGCCTGGGGAGTGGGTTCTGGGTCTAAATGAGAAGACAAATGAGCCAGCTTGGAATTGTGTGGAAAAGGCTATCTGTAAGGGTAAACAGCAAGTCCTTCGTGTCAAGTTTGACGACACGGAAGTGAAAGCCACACCAGACCATAAGTTCTTTGTCTCTCTGGGTGCTGCTCCCCATAATTGGATGAAATTGGAGGATACAATCACCAGGAAGAATGTCGGTGGGCAATATGTAGAAGGACACCGATTTTTGGGGATTAGATTGCTGGATGAACGTCCGTTTCTAATTGAATCTTGCTCTATGAAAAATGACGTGACAGCGGAGGTGTGGGATTTGTATAATGCATGTCCCCATCATAACTTCTATGCCAATGGTATCTTAGTTTCAAATTGTCATCCCAGAGACAATATCGCTATGTCCTGGCTCGCAGAAAAGTTGAAACTTTCTTCTAATCTTTTTGACAAAGTGATGGAAGCCAGAGAATGGCAGACGGAGTGGTTGGCAGACCTTTTCTGTACACACGGAAAAGATATGCCGAAGTATCTCCTCGGCAAAGCCTACAAAGCCGATAGTGCTATCGTTGCTGGTTCTGCATCTGTCCTCCTTGCCAACATCCTCTACGAAAGACAAATAGACTTCGCACATTGGGACCCCTATATTGACATAGATGACGAGGATGAGGTAGGGGAGTTCCCAGTTAAGAATCCCTTTGCAGAAGAGAAAGCGTGCTTCTTCATCGGCACACAGCATTCTATCTTTCGAGAATATAAGTATGCTCCAGGTTCTGTGATTTTAGACCCATTTAGATATATCCCAGAACAACCAGGAGTAAAGATAATACCAATAGGAGTAGGGAGATGAGCGCCGAATCCACTAGCCCTGATTGCGGTGAATCCTTTCTACACGTCCATCATTGTGAAGGTTGTGGGAAGTGGCGGTGTGAACGTTGCCAAGAGAAACATAATAGCCATTCCTCTTGTTCCATAATCTCGGCAGCCGAGAAACTGCAGAAAGCCGCTCGTGCCGTTTGTATGGAGGCACATATGTCCATAGAAAGAATTCCAAATTCCCTTCACCGAACGATATACGAATTAGGCATCGCCCACGATGCCTTTTTAGATGCGCGAGGTTAAGATGACCTTCCTACCAGCAGATTTCAATCTTCCAAAATGCGTCACGTGCGGAAAAACGCAACTCTGCGATTTCTGTCTTCGCTATAAGATTGATAATCGGTTATCATTTTCAAAAGATGCGAAGTGGGAACCGATGAAAGGACATTGCTTGGATGGAGTATCTGTTAAAAAGGTAAGATAGCCGCTATACTTAGAGTGAGGGAGACCATCTACAGATTCTGTGGGATTCTGCTATGCCTGTTGTCACAGACGTAAGAGACCATTTGAGATTGCCACCGAGGGTCTCTCCTTCTCTCTTCAAGCCGAAGTTTAAGAAATCCCTTCCTCCAGCCCTTCGATTTACAAAAAGATACTTCAAACCAGTCTATTGGTGGAAGTCTTTTGACTATAAACGAAAAGCAGCGGATGGCTCTGACGCTAGTGCAGAATCTCTTTCTCCGGAAACTCCGGAACCGATTGAACCGCCGAAAGAGGCACCGAAAGAGGAGAAGAAACCGAAAGGGTATTCTAAGGCTGAGTTAGCTGACCCCGCTTTGTTGGAAGCGAGGAAACAAGCTAAACGAGAGGCACAGAAGGCAAGACAAGAGGCTAAGAAGACCGGAACGTATGTTCCTAAAAAAACTGGTGCTCGTCAAGGTATGACTCCGGAGCAAAAGGCGGAAAGAGAACGGGAAAGAAGAAGGGCACAGAAAGAAGGAACGGAGTTAACTACTTCCACTGGGGAATCCACCGAGCAACACGCCGAACGTCTTGCCAATACGAATGAGGAATTAAAATTACAAGCACGGAAAGTCACCCAGAATCGAAGAGGGTGGGAAACACCGGAGGATTTTAAGGAGCGAGTAGATACAATTGTAGATAGAAGAATGGCTTCCCTGAAGAGACCAAAGAAACGAGCTATAGTCGAAAAGCAAATTCTAAATGAGATTATCCAATCAGGGGAAAAGAATAGAGGTTATACGGAAGAGCAGTTAGATGAGGAACTCGGTAAGCGGGTAGATAAAGAAGCTGAAAAGAAGTATGGGAAGCCGCCCTCTGAGATAATGGCTTTGGCTGAGAAGGATGATTATCTGGCTCTTGAACTAGCTGAACTGATAGACAGAGTCCGTTCCCAAATCAAACGAGAGTGGTCCTATAAAAAGAAACCTACTCTCGCTCCCAAAGGTACAGACAAAGCCAGAGCGTGGCAAGGACTTGAGCCAGCAGAAAGAGTGGAAGGGGAAGTGAGCCCCCATCCTGAAGAGATGCCTGTCGCTTCTACAGACCAACCCAATAGATTCGTTCCTTCTACGGAATTATCAAAAGAGGGAGAAGGGACTAAGAAACCTAGCAGGATGCCCCCCTTTATTCCGCCTCCTCTAAAAGGGAAACCAGGCTCAAAGCCCCGTCGTGGAGAAACACAGCCTCAATTAGACCCATCCGTAAATCCACAGATTCCCCTTGAGGATTTACCTGGAACGACTCCTATTCCTACAGATTTTGGACGTGGGTCAACAGAGCACGGCACTCCGTTCATTCCCCAACCGGAAAGAGGGAAGCCTGGTTCGAAACCTCGGCACGGAGAAACAATCTCTCATGTCCCGCAGATTCCTCTTCACGATATTCCTGGAACGGCACGTCCCAATCCACAGGCTGCTTCTGTGGGTTATGGACAAGAGCGGACGCCTTCCAATCAAGGAGGCAATGTCGCCACCTCTATTCCACCAGAATCTGAAGACCCTCTGGCTATGGAGAAGATGCCCGAATACAGAGCCAATAAAAGAAAGTTAGAATCGGCATTCCAAGGTGGTGGGGAGTCTGGTTGGGGTTTCTCCGTTCCTTTCACAGAAAGAACAGCCTTCCCCCAGAGAATTAGACCAAAAGAAGGCGGAGGAATGGAACGAGTCCCCTTGAACGAATTTCCCAATGTTCAAGCACAGACACCAGAGAATCTAGAGGCCATAAAAGAAAGATATAGAACAGAATACCCTCCCCACCCTGTCGATCCTATATCTGGGAAGCCAATAACTCCTTTGAAACCACCTGAAATTAGAAGGAAACGCACTGCTTCCAGAGAGACAGAATACATTCCATTCAATGCTTCACCCAAAGATTTACCATTGGAAGTCCGTGAAGCATTAGGAGTGGATTGGAATAAGCCTCTTGGACGACAAAGTAAAGAAGCCAAAGACAATGAAGATACCTTTCTTTCTTTACTTAGTACAGAAGGAATGCCACAGGGATTGGTGGAAGGACCACCAGAGTCCAATGGTGATGTTACAGAAGGTGTTCAATATGCAATAAATAAGAAGTGGGGGAAACAAGTTTCCTTCTCTTATGTTATCCATAAGACGAAAGTAGAACCAGGAGAACCCCAACCTCCAGAGACGATGTCTGCAAGAGAGTTGAGAGAGACACTTCTGGGTATGAATCCAGAATATCCGATTGAGATGCTCCCAGATATTATTTCAGTTAAGAGGAGGAATGTCTTCGTTGCTACAGGTGGAATGGGTAAGAAGAAACGGGGGAAGCCTACGGAAGCCCTTGTGATGAAGATGCCTGCCGGTAGCCGCGAAAGATATATGGATGGTGTTGCTTCTGAATTGGGACTTAATGTAGAAAGAGAAGACATTCGTCAGAAGATACAAGCCCAATTGGCGAATGAAGACCCGATGCTTTTCCAGTATCTGCTACGGAAAATGGGAGCCAGTGCAGAGGAAGCAGCGAAAGCGACAGCACAATACATAGGTGAGGCAGAAACCAATAAACTCTTCCGTGCCTACAGACAACGGACAGGGGATACGTCAAGATGGTTTAGCTCCCGTCGTGGAGCTGGGGAAGAGAACGCAGCTAAGAAACGACGAATGGCTGCTGCTCAACAAGCACATGAAACAGGTGAAGAGAATGCAGAACGTCTGCGACGTATGCAAGCTGGACAAGTTGGTGGAATGGAACGCAGACGAGACCAGGCAGAGATAGATAGACGCAAGGAAGCTGAAAGGATTTATCAGCAGAAGGAAGCCCAGGAAAGATTGAAACGTGAACAAGGGTTAAGTGGGGGTCTTTAAGAAGTTTTAGGAGACGCACATCATGGATTCTGTTCCAGACTCGTGCTTCTGCACGAATCCTATCCAATTCATCGCTAGTCCTACCGAATCTGCTCTACGACAGCAGGTTTACGATGAGACGAAGCAATCCGTCATCCAATTCATCACAAAAGTAGCCGCCTGTTGGACGGATGATGTCATCGTGTCCAATGTATTGGATTCCTTGATTTGGGAACTTAATAATGAAGTAGAAGGAGATGAGAAATGAAACGAATGATTTTGACTGTTGTCTTCAAGCACGCTTCTCAACCATTACAGATAATGTTGCCAGATGGAGAGGCACAGAGTCTCGTCCGTGCTTTCACGTCTGGTGCGAAGGCAGGTTATGCTCATGGCTATGTGAAAGAGGAGGACTTCACTTATTCTTTTGATTGGAGTGAAGTCGCTGCTCTTTATTTGAATAATTTGGAACTTTTGCAGAAGGCACACGCAGAAGCACAGAAGCAACAGATGGCGGGAAAGCCGAGTCTTCCCCCTGGAAAGGGTTTTGGACCAGATTACTTTGGACAGAGTGGGAGGAATTAGAGATGAGTGATTTCAAACCAGGTGACGTAGTTAGATTGAAGAGTGGTGGCCCGAAGATGACTTTGGGGAACTTTGTCGAGATGGGTGGCAACCCTAGAACAGCCTATTGTTCTTGGTTTGATGGTGGAAAGATGGATACTGCTGCGATATTTCTCCATTGTTTGGAAAAGGTAGAGGAAGAAAGGAGTTGTGAGCCTAGAGTAGAATATCGTGCTCTTCCCTATGGTGGCAAGTTGTTGGAAGGAGCCAAAGGAACACACGTAAGCGATGTGATTGCCTATACTCTGCAGGAAGGTTATGATGGTTTCGTTTTCAATGATGTCATCGTCCGTGTGTGGAAAGATTGTACTATCGGAGAATTGATGGAAGAATATAATCGACTCCACAAATTGAAGTACGAACAGATGTATGGAAAAGGAAAGTAGAAAGAATAGGAGACGAAGATGAAACAGATAGACGTAGGCACGTTTGAAACGACCCTCCACGGACTCCCCTTCCTCTGTAGTGACGATGCTGCTGTAGGCAGGGTAATCAAAAAGAATGAATATGAATTGAGTGAAATCTACACCATCACTCAAGCTATCAAGCCTGGAGATGTTTTCGTTGATGCTGGAGCAAACGTCGGCATCTTTACAACCCTCGCTGCCAAACTCGTTGGCTCTACTGGCAGAGTGTTCTCTTTTGAACCAGACCCCTTCAATCAAAAGATTCTTCGTACCAACGTAGAAAAGAATGGTTTTGGGGATAGAGTGCATATTCATAACGCCGCTGCTGGTGCGAAACAAGGATGGAAGTTCCTCTATCAAAGCATCAACAATACTGGTGACCACAGAACCTGGAACGACGGGAAAGAGGAACGACCGACGGCTTCTGTAGAAGTACAATCCATTGATGATGTTTTGAAGGATTGGCAGAGGATTGATGTTCTCAAGGTTGATGTCCAAGGGGATGAGATGAATGTGCTTCGGGGAGCAGAGCAAGTGATTGACCGCTCCCTCGGTATGTTTTTATCCATAGAATATTGGCCTTACGGATTAACACAGAATGGAAGTTCCCCAGTTGAGTTTGCCGACTGGCTGTTCTCTCGCTTCGTCTGTTATGTGATGTATCCACAGCAAGCTGGGATGATGCAATCTTGCACGAAGGAAGCCTTGTTGAATGTTTTTGGACATAACGATGACCAAGTATTGAATCTTTGGTGTGTTAGAAGGCGATAATAAAGTAGGAAAGAGGAGACGCTAAGATGTTGAATTTCGTTAAGCAAGATGGTTGGAAGGTACTTGAACTAGGTAATGGAGGAGCTTCTCTCCCCAATATTGATGTAAGAGTGGATAAGAACCCTGTGGAGGGAGTCACTCACTTCTCTGCTAACTTAGATGCGGACGAGTGGCTGGAAATCGGCAGTGATGCCTTTGACCTCGTTGTCTGCCAGTGCTTTACAGAAGTAGCCACTCATCCTCTCTCTTTCCTCAAGCAAGTCCTCCGTATCCTCAAGCCAGGAGGGAATATTCTCTTTGAGGCGGAATATAGGAATGAAGTGGAGGAGGGTTCTTCTGTCCTCACTCCTTCTAAAGCCTCCAAGTTATTCACCTCTGCTGGATTCAAAGATGTCCTCCTTATGCCTGTTAGTGAAACGAGGATGAGCATAGAGGCGGAGAAGGGTTTGGGGGGGAAGCCTGTCGCCCAAGTGCCCGTAAACCCCCTAGAAAATGCACCAAACGTGCGAGGAGACACTCAAACACCCCAAGGGGTGTCAACCACCACCTTGCCTGTTGAGGCTGTTTCACAGCCTCCTACGCAACCGAGTAAGCCAGCGAGTGAGATTTACAACAGAAAGTATTTTGAGAGCTACCAAGGAGGAGGCTTTCTATGGGATTTTCCTTCCAATGAACTCATCGCACGGAAACTCGTATCCACTTACTCTCCACAAAGTGTCCTTGAACTCGGTTGCTCACGCGGATATGTAATCAAGCGTCTCCAGGATAGAGGAATCCGTGTCCAAGGAGTGGACGTTAGCAAGCACGCTTGGATGACGAGGGTCTGCGACCCGATTATTATCCATGACTTATTGGAATCGCCGTGGCCTCTCGGAAAGCAGGAATTTGATTTATGCTTTACGCAGAATCTGTTAGAGCACATTCCGGAAGCAAAGTTAGAAGTATTCGTAGAAGAGCTAAAGCGGGTTTCCAAGAGAGGCGTCCACGCTATCGTCTTCCAAGGAACCCCAGCTCAATTGGATTCCACACGCTGCACACTCAAAACCAAGGATTGGTGGAAACGAATATTACCAGAGACGCATGAGGTAGTTGACCCGACGGAATTGACTGGTGATGGGACTCTGCCAGAGGACTATGTGAAGGGAGACGGGAAGATAAAGTTGAATCTCGGATGTGCCTTCACTATGTATCATAACGGGTGGCAGAGTCTGGACGTGATAGATGCCATTGGATTTTCGCAGGCTTTTGGATACAACTTCAAGCGGCACGATATCAATCAAGGTCTCCCGTACTCCACTGGGGTAGTTGACTGCATCCAACTTCATCACGTGTTGGAGCACTTTTCTTACGCAGATGGTTTGAAGTTGTTAAGGGAGTGCAGAAGGGTGATACGGACAGACGGAGCGATGAGGATAGTAGTGCCTTCGACAAAGAAATTGTGTGAACTTTACGCCAGTGTATCTACCCATTTGCGAAAACTGGAAGAGTTTGATGAAGTAAATGAAGGTTGTTCTAAATCAGTTACAGACTCACAGCGTCTTTGGTCTGTATTAGGAGAAGGGCATCGTGCGTTTTATGATTTGGAAACAGCAGAGTATTTACTCAAGGAAAGTGGCTGGACTCCTTACTTATCTGCTTTCCGGTCCTCTTCGTCATCTGGGCACATTGCTCTCCAACAGATACAGAGAGAATGTGTGGAGTATGATTACGGCGGATTGAGCCTCTTCGTCAATGCTCTTCCTTCTGTGGGTTGAGAGTTAACTAGAAAAGGAGATGAAATGATTCATTCTATTCAAGTTGGATGTGATGAGGATGGAGACAGAGGAGTGGTTCTTTACGAAGGTCCAGAATTCGTTAATCTGTCTAAGTTGAGTGATGATTTCTACAAAAGATTCGTCGTGCCTGAATCTGACTATCCTGAATGTGATGCTCCACTCCTCCCTCAAGAACCTCGGAATGACAATTCTGTTTCTTGTTGTTCTGGTTTCTTTACTGGATTCGAATTTAAGAATTACGATCACCAGTCAAAGGAATACAAGGCATACGAAAAGGAATGTAATAGAATAAGGAATGCCTGGGTTAAGGAACGAGAAGACAGAATAAAAGAGGCGAAGAAGACCTATCCTGGAAAGGAACTTTTTGATATGTTCCTTTCCTACTTGGAAATTGAGCACGGATTCAAAAAAGTTCCGTGTAGGGAGTGGAACCTCTAAATCCATCACAGATTGACCCCTACCCCACTCTATCCATAAACTAGAGTGGGGTATTTTATTTACTGGGGTCTCTTTCATGTCTCCCAAACCTCTTCCTCGCTTACCTAGTGTCCGTCCCTCTCCATATCGAACCAAATCCCTCTCTAAAGCCTGGGGACATTCCAGCGAATATTCCCCCGACCTCTATTCTGCGATGGATTTTGATGGTGATGTGAAACGAGGCTTGATACCAGTAAAGAACATCGCCCAACCGAATGACTTCTGGTGTCATCCCTGCTGTGTGGCGATGATTTGTCACTACTGGGGAGTAGGACCGAAAAACGTCGCCTCTATCGCCAAAGCCCTCGGCACGACAAGGAAGTATTCCACAGACCCCAGAAAAGAAGTTCAATTCTACAAATCTCTCGGATTACAAGTAGAAGATAAGCATGAGATGACTTTGGAGCATCTCATGCACTATTGGAAGATTGGATGGCCTTGTCAAATACTTTTACAAGAATATGGAGACCCGACAGAGGAGGAGAAACATCCCGACGCCAAGAAACACGGAGCTACGAGTAAGGATGACGAGGCTGCCTATGACTACGGACACTCTGTCGTCTATGTGGGAGGACCAGCTCTTGGTCTCATCTTTTGCCAAGATCCCAGCCTCGAAAATATTATGAGTAACGAAGGGGGTGACGAGGCGAAGGGGTTGATGCCCATTCCTGTTTTGAAGTTCCTCAAGGTATGGCACGACAGAGACCAGTGGGGTCATCAATATGTGCGATATGGAATCGCCGTCGGTCCTCCTCGTTGTGTTTCAACTAAAGGACTCAAGTCTCAAGTCGTTGCCGTCCCTGGTCGCTCTAACCAGCAGATAGCCAAGACACCATTGAGCGGAGGAAATCTTTTTGGGCAGACTCCTGAGACGGAGGAAATGCGTCCTGTCTGGTACGGAACTGGAGAGGGGAGGAATCCAAAGAACCCAGAATTGACGGAAGACCACCCAAAGCACAGATTGAAGAGTTTAGAGAAGAGTGATGGACATAAGCCTACTCTTGCTGTTGACTTAGATGGAACCCTCGCCGAGTATGATGGATGGAAGGGAGAGGAGCACTTTGGAAAACCTCGTCAAGGTGCCAAAGATGCGATGCAAGCCTTCAAGCAAAGAGGCTACGAAATCATCATCTTTACGACACGAGGCAACACAGAATTAGTCCGTCAATGGTTGAATGAGAATGGAATAGTCTTTGATTACATAAATGAGAATCCCCACCAGCCAGAAGGTTCCAACGACGGAAAGCCGATTGCCGACCTTTATATAGATGACAGAGCAGTGGATGCCAGAGGCGAGTGGAGTAAGATAGTCTCCGAAGTTGAAAGAAGGCTACGAAGTAAGCCAGAGGAAAAGAAATCAAAGTTCTCCTCCACGCAGTTCAACCTCGCAGAAGCAGGCTATCCCCGCTCCCAAGGTTCTCCCCTTGAAAAGATAAAAGAACTCCAAGATAGAATCTCGGATGACGATTTGGCGGATGATGGTAAAGAGAAGGAGCACCACGTCACCTGTCTCTATGGTATTCATTCTGAGAACCCAGAAGAAGTGAAGAAGGTGGTAGAGCACTGGGTGAGGCATCATTCAAGGACTATCTATGCCAAGTTAGGTGAAGTCTCCATCTTTGCAGGTGGTGAGGATAAAGATTACGATGTGATTAAGATTGACGTGGAGAGTGAGGATTTGCACTCTTTGAATAAGATACTCAAAGAAAGTTTAGAGCACACGGACACCCATCCTACTTATCATCCACACTTGACGCTTGCCTATGTGAAGAAGGGGATGGGAGAGCAGTACGCTCAAGGTTTGAATGGGATGTGGAGTCCTGGGCACGAACTCCTCTTCCACAAACTCCATTTCTCAGATAAGGATAGAAAGCACACGATAATTGACCTTTGGGACTTGGCGAAGAATGAAGTCCCTTCCAAGTGTCTCCTCTGCGGCAGTCATAAAATCAAGGCTTTCCAAGATGGTGAGCCAGGATGGAGATGCACAGAAGCTCCTTGTGAGTGGTCGTTGACTCAAGCGGGAGCACCGAATGACCATATGGAGGCTCCTGGCGGGATGACTGTCATCCAAAACCAGGAACCTTGGGAACGGAGCGGAGGAGAGAATCAACACTGGGAGAGGGACGGACAACTCTTTTACTTCGGTCCCTCATTCCAAAATCCTTCGTATCCAAACTATCCTAGAAAGAAGGATTTGGATGAAGCCGAGGGTACACAGCAGCCGAAAACAGAGGAACCGAAGCAAGTAGAACAGCCAGAACAGGCAAGACAACCAGAGCAACAACCATCTGTTCCAGTTGAAAGGTCAAATCAATCTATAGAACCACTACAACAGGATAAAGTAGAATCTGCCCCAGTGCAACAGGATGACTCGGAAGAAATTCATCATACCATTGGAAAATGGATAGATGACAGATATGCGGATAAATTTGCTGAATATGCGTCGGCTGTTCCACAGGTTCGTAACTGGTTGAAATGGGTTGGACAGCAACCAGCTTCTGGAGAAAGCGGTATTAATGAGGCTGTTTGGGTAGAGGATGCAGATGTAGTTTCCAATATGGTGATGGCATCCCAACAGAATCCAGCCATCCTTAATGAAATCCGTCCTGGCTTTGGGCATATGAAGATAAGAGAGGAAAAACAGAAACAGCAGCAGGCAACCCTTCCACTTCTCGTCCCAATAAAAGACCCTAAGAACTTCGGACAGATTTTGAATAGAGGACAAACGGCTGGAGGATTGGCGATTCCTCTAAACATTAGTATGGAGAAGCGTTCCTATCCTCCAGAGATTGGGCAGTTCGTTGTTTTTAGAAACCCAGAAGGAGAAACCATTCAACTTGGCAGGATAAAAGATGTCCAGCCAAGAGAGAACAAGTGGGATATTAAGATAGAGCCGCAGTATAGACAAGAGTTTGAAAAGGATGAACTGGAGGCTTATGAAAATGGGCTCAATGCAGGGTACTCCCCAACTGACGAACTACCATTCCCAAAGGAACCTAAACTTGCTCAACTCTTTTATGCAGGGGTGTATGACCGACGGAACTATCGTATTCCGGGTTCTGCCCTCGGTACACCTGCTTGGGGAGGTGACGTAAGAGAGTTTTGGGATGGATGGTATGCTTTGGAATCACATCGTTCCATTTTTTCCTATCTAAAACATTATAGACCAGATATCCTAGATGAAAGTGACCCTAGTTCTGCTAATACATTGGCAACCCAATTAAATCCAATAGTAGAAGAATCATGGTTTCAGGAATTAAGAAAGAATCCTTATGCTGGGAAATTAGATTACGAACGGATAGTAGAAGGAGTCATCAACACTAGATTCCCAAAAGCCTCTAAATCCCTCCATATCAAATCTCAACAGACTTGTCCCGACGGCACTCCTCGCGACAGAAACACGAATAGTTGTGACGGACATAATGTTCCTATCGTCACAGAAATGGGAATAGAGCAGGGAGACCATCACATTGGTGGGGAGATCCCCTCAAGTGGCAAAGGTTATATTCAGCCAGGATTAGATGCCTCTGCGGGCATTCCCAATGATTATCCACAAGAATGGGTCTTCTACCTCCAAGCCTATAACCGATGGCGAGTGAAGCCTGATATATTAGGTGAGAGAAGATTGCGGATGGGGTATGAGAGGAGAAAGTCTCCGCAGGATATGGCATTACAGAATGATGAGGAGTGGAGATTAAAGGAGCAGAATAATACCTTTGAAAGCCAGATGGAATTAGTTAAGAACCCGATGGGGAATGCTTTAGAGCAGGTGATGGAAAAGAGAATCACTTGTCCCAATGGCACTCCTCGTCCTTATGGCAGTGACACCTGTTCTGGCAGACAAGCAGATTCATGGGATGGAGTAGTAGATAAGAATAACAAGCCTGGATGGGCAGAATATCCAGACTATGCTCCTGTCTCTGGTGTTGATACACGGAAGCCAAAGGACAGAGAAGAACCTGTCGTTGGACGAAGAAGATTCTTTAATAAAAAGGATATGGAGGAAGGACAATCTGCACAGCCAGCAGAACCGAAGGTAGAAGAACCCAGCACTCCTCATGGATGGGGAACTGCGGGGGATGAGCCTGTTGCTCCTATTCCACACGAGATACCGGAAGATGAGAATCCTCCTTCTCCAGCACAAGGGATGAGGAGGATGTATAGAGGAACTAGAGGGGGTGAACTGCCACACGAACACGCCTACTTCTCAGACGAAAGAGGGCTTCCAGGCGTCGCTCGTGCCTTCGCTAAAGTTCCTGGCAGACGATTAGTCTATGTGGATGTGCCAGAAGAGATAGCACAGCAAGGATTACAGACAGGAGCAGTGACAGAGGGAGAATATAAATTACCAGAGGAGTACAGACGCCAAGTTCGGTATATGAAGTTCTTTAGTACGAAACGTGCGCCATATCCGAATCAACATCTCTGCCCCGATGGAACTCCTATGCCTCCAGGCACTGGGACGTGTGCTGGAAGAGAAGGTTGGGTTCCGTGGACAGAAGAGCAGAGGCAGCAGTTCACTTTGCAGGAGCCACCGAAAGGACCGAAGCCTTATCAACAAGCACCGATGAGGGGGAAGTACCCAAACAATCCTTCTGTTCGTCTGTCTCCCTACTCTACGAAACATTTGGATGAGCAGGGTGGAGAAGTTCCACCCAGAGGACAGATGAAGGAAGCGGAGAAGTATGACTTCGTCACCCTGCCTAAAGATGTTTCTGGGACGAACTGCGGAAATTGTCTATTCGTCAAGGAGAAAGGGGAGGGACACATCTGTGGTCATCCCAAGCTCTATGGCTTGCCAGTGAATGAGAACAACTGCTGTGCGTTATGGGATGCGAAGAGTACGATGCGAGCGTGGGAAAAGAAACTCTGTCCCAACGGCACTCCTCTTCCTCGTGGCATTGGCACTTGTGCAGGACGTGGATTGCCAATGCACTTTCACGATAACGAAAATTATAATTCCGTTGCAGCAGGACCAGACCACGTAGAAAGTCCCGAAGTGCTTGAGGGACAGGATTGGAAGTCTTTAGAGAAAGCGATGTCCTGGCTCGCCTCCGGGAGCGGAGGTGATTTAGTAGATGAACCAGAATGGAAAGGTCCTCGTCCCAAGAAAGTCAAGTCCTCTCCTTATTCAAAGATGCTTTACAGAACCAAGGCAGAACCTCCGTATACGGGTGTATTCAAAGATTCATTGGGACGGAATACCTGTTATCAAAACGGAGTCAAAGTTTCCTGCGTCCAAATGGGCATAGAGGAAGACCCAGAGCCAGAACAAAGTAATTCCCTCTTGGCAGGCACTCAACACGCGGGAGGGGCAGCGAGTAATGAATCCCCGACGATGTATGGAGGGGCCGGAGGTTCCGTCACTCAAGTAAGATACGCTTTGATATTTGATAGTAAGGGTAGGCTGTTGGTGAATGAGGAGGATATGGAGTTGGGAGGATTCGTTTGGCAGATTCCAGGCACCACGGAACAGGAGGTAGAGAAGGGGATAAAAGAGCAGACGGATTTGAAAGTGAACTTATTTGGAAAGTTGGGAGATGCTGGTAGTGGACAAGGGTATTATCTATTTGAAGTGAAGGAACAGAAGAGACAGGGACGAAAGGCACTTGAGCCAATAGAGCCTGCGGAACCAGAGGAGCCCAAAGAGACGGAGACAGAATCGCCGAAAGAACAAAAGACAGAGGAGCCATCTTCTTTCTCTCCACCTGTGCAGAATGAACCAGTAGAAAGGGACTGGGGTGATGATTTTCCAGAAGAGGGGTCATATGGTCTAAGGATGCCCGAGCCTAAACCTTCTCAACTAGAAGTTCAACAAGAGATAGATGCAGAGCCATCTTGGGGCGAATCCCCACGGACGGAGGAATTACAGTTAATCTATCAACACGCTGAGCAGTATAAAACACAAAGAGCACAAACAAGTAATTATGATATTGAATTACCAAGTGACGAGGAAATAGCTACAGGACAGTACGAGTCATTTGGAACTGGAAGTCTCCATCAACTAGAAATCGGTAAGCTAATCATTAATGGGGCGTCTTATTTTACGAAAGGATTGCCAAAAGACAAGACTGTTAATGAGATAATGGCTAATAGATTAGGTCACATTGCTGGGGTTCCTGTCCCGTCTGTCCGGCAAGTTAATTTGATGCATCTGCCTCGAGAATCTGAAGCACCCGATATAGCTATTCTAACGCCGTGGCTAGAGGGACAGACAGTAGAAGAGATAATGACTGGGGTTTCTACTCTAACAGAAGAAATGGGCAGTGATAGAAGTTATGGAATGGATTTCCTAGAACAAATCGTCCAACCAGGAGATGTAGACTTACAGATACTCTTTTCCTTTTTAGCAGGATTACAAGATAGGCATTTGGGAAATTATATGGTTTCTGGAGGTAGATTAATCTCCATTGACCATGAATGGATGAGACGGGATGACACTCAAGAAAAGTTCCATAGCATTGGAGAAGATGACTTGTTATTCCTTTTATCCCAACAGATGTATGGTTCACCTCCTTATAGGGTAGATGACATTCCTTTGAGTCAAGATATTGCTAAGATACTAGCTTCTAAAAAGGAGGAATATATTGCAGCGTGGAAAGAGGTAGACCCAACAGAATTAGGATTAGATTCTTTCTTAAAACGACTAGAGGTACTTGAGAGATTTAGCGAATCTGAGGATAATACCTATAAGACCCTATCCTCAATCTCTAGACAGATATTCGGAATACCAAAATGAAGATAGAAGTTCACTTTCGAGACCAAATTATCGGCACAGGCACCAGCCGAGGGAATGAAGTCTTTTGGGAAGGTGAAGGCTCCAACCGAATAAAAATGATTGCCGCCCATTATGAACGACAAGGGTTCAAAGGAGACGTTCTACTCCAAAAGATGTTAGAAAGACTCCAAGGAATGTGGTGGGCTCAAGAAATATGAACTTCCTCTCCCTCAAAGAAATTGAATTTCGTCTAAAAGAAACCGACAATCCCGAATGGATTGAACGGGCTACTCCCCTTTTGAAAGAAGCCTTCCGCCAATGGCGTCATCTTCACTCAAAATCTGCGAGTCGCTCTCCACAAGGGAAGGAAATGGCTTCTGTCCATCCTTCTCCTTACTCAAAGATGCTTTATTCTAAGAAAGCCCGTCCAAAAGTCACTTTTACTGGCAGACAGACGGATGCACAAGGACGGCAGACTTGCTTTAGAGGTGGAAAACACGCTCCATGCGAGGAATTTGGCGGACAGAATCAAGGATGGACGGGAGTAGAGCAAGAGCACTTACAGAAGGAGGGAGAAAAGGACTTAGAAACGACGGAAATAGAGCAGAAGAAGCCAAAACTACCTGAAAAAGTGGGCGAAAATCCGCAGATACAGCAACCAGAACAGCCAGAAGCAGAAGAAAGGGCGAAAATACAGCCAAATCCGTCAAAAGTAGAAGGATTTACGGAGGAACAGCCAGAACAGGTGAAAACCACAGAGGAGCCGAAGAAACCGCTTCCAAGTTCTCCGTCTACGAAACCTATTTCCAAATTTAAGATATCTTCGGAAAACGCCAAGTTAAATCCTTATTTTGATGATGGGTATTGGGAGGAGATTAAGGAGTCCATACGGGGTTTAATTTCGAGTGGAAGTGAATCTTCTATACAAACTCAAGATATAACACAGGACCAAACGGCTGGTATCCTCGCTTCATTTGTTGGGGCTCCTCCTAATTCTACTATACAAGTGTTCGATGTTAGCCAGAAGAGTGGGGGACGTTACACTACCCTTGATGTGACGAATCCTATGTTTAAGAATTGTGTAAGAACTCTACTCGTCCGTTCAAATGGCACTAAGGAGATAAGGAATGAAGAATTAGTCCTAAAGCCGCAATACAGAAACAATGGCGAGGGGTCTAACATCTTTTATGCTCAAGTGCAAAATGCGGCTGCTTATGGGTTCTCGGAAATATCTACTTCAGCGGGTAGTGGACGAGATATGAACGGGGTTACTACATGGCCACTGCTGGGTTATGATGCTTCTATCCAAGAACTTTTTGATGGGTTAAGAAATCCTGAATCCTATGACTATTTTAAAAGAATTTTCCCAAACGCATACAGCATAAGTGAAATTATTGAGTCGCCCGAGGTGCCTTTATCTAAAGACCAGTTGCGTCAGGTTAATTATTCACTGGCTTCCTTGGCACAATGGCGGGGTTTGCCTTACACTAAGAAAAATGTTGTGAATGGAAGGGATTGGTGGAAGGCTTTTATACAGCAAAGTCGTCATCTTACTATTTCTGTTGATATGACATTTAACCTACATGAAGGCTCTACCTCCCGTAGGATTTTAGAAGCCTATATGAAACAACGTCAAAGGAGAACCAAGGCAATGGATATGCCGAAAGAAGATTATGAGGACATTAACTTAGCCCCGTGGGAGGAAGAAGCCTTAGAACGTGCGTGGGATAGTTTGGATAAGCAAACTTACGGACAGAAAGGTCTTCCTCCACTCCCCGACCAGACAGAAACTACTCTTAAATCTCCTCCCAAGGTTCCTCAATCTCGCTTCCATTCCTTCTTCCACGAACATAAAGCACTCGGAGAACGGAAAGCACCTCCTGCTCCAGGCAAGTATCCCAGTGACCTCAATGTCTCTAAGGTCACTTCCAATCCCTTACCCAATGCCCATCCGCCAGGAGAGCAACCACCCCCAGTTCCAGAGAATTCCGTCCAACACGGAGCACCAGATACGGCTGCTCTCCAACAGATAGAACGATTGGTTGGAGAAAGGGGACAGGGGACTGGATTAGCACACGAAATCCGTGCCCATCAAGTGGATGCGTCTATCCTCCAGCAATTCCAAGCACACGGAGTTGCCTCACTCACGGACTTATCTAGCTTTCTAAGACAGCAAGGAGAAGCGGATTCTGCGAACTTAACAGAATTCCACGATGATGAGTCTCCTTTCGTGGTTTTGAGTCAACCTCAACAGCAGATAAGTGGACAGAATGCGCCTTCCGTGGTAGTGGGGAAGCCATATGATAGAGTTATCCATCTTTTAGAGGAGGCATTCCCTGGAGTTCACTTCTTGCCAGTGGAAGAGGCGGCGAATCAGTTGAAAGAGGCGGCTCAGAGCAATCCGTTGCCAGCAGCGAAAAGTTTTGGACAGAAGTCTAACTCTGTTGTTGACAACACGAACACGAAGTTGCCGCGGATGCCGAGTCACCAGACACAGAGTACGAGCAAGCCGGGAGGTGCCCAGCAACAGCCCCAGCAAGCCCCTACACAAGCCCCACAAGCTGTTCAACCAGTGCAACAGGCTATACCAGCACCTTTGGCACAGACGCAGTCTACAACACATTTCCAGCCCCAAATACAGCAACCTGTTGAACAATCTGCTCAACCACTAAACCAAGCGTCAGTTGAGCCAATTCAACAAATCGAAGCTCCACTCACTGGGACACAAGATTCCGGTGCTCTAAATCTTTCTCCAGAAGGACCGAATGCTTATTATGACTATGCGTCTGCTTCACTCTACGGAGAAAAGATGGCAGAGCAGGCGCAGAAACTTTATGAACAACAAGGACTGCCTTATGAAGAAGCTGCCTCTCTAGCAAAGGATGCTTATAATCAAGCAGTGGACGAATGGAATCAAGCACGATGGAACGAAAAGGGAATGAATGAAGCCCCCCTCCCAGAAGGAGAAACCCTAACTTCTCTTACTACAGAAATAGGACGTTTTCTTAGTACGGCACCAGAAGTGAAGAAAGAAAAACTTGGGAAAGGCGAGAATGGTGCTTGGAACGTAGAAGTAGAAGGTGGTTATCGTGGTGTGCAGAAATTAGGGAGAGATGAAGCTTTTGATGCCGAAAGAACCACTGGGATTAAAAGTGGAACTATGTATCGCAGAGAAATTGCAACGAGTTCCGTAGCTAAAGCCATCCTTGGAGATAAATTTAATCTAGTACCGGAAACCGTCCTCCGTCTCCAGAATGGAGCTCCAGGCAGTATGCAGAGTTATGTTGAAAACTTTAGAGCAGCGAGTGAAGTTGACTCAAAAATAGCTTATGGCAATAATCGAGAAGCCCTCCAATGGGCTTGGGTTTTGGATTACTTGACAGGAAACACAGATAGACATTTAGGTAATCACGGAATAAATGAATCTGGAGAATTAGTGTTGATAGACAATGGTTTGAGTATGCCGAGCAGAACAGCACGATTTGAAAGAATGTTTGAGTACCGAGCGGCGAATATCCTTGCCCAAGGTATTACTAAAGATATAAAGCTGCCCGATGTCGCTTCCATCAAAGATAAATGGGCGACACTTGAAAAGATATTCATAGAATGTGGAATAGATGAAAGGGCGATAAATTTGGCTAAATATAGATGGAACGATTTAGTTCTATTCTCTGGTCGTGCGTGTAGAGACGTTCCGTCTCTTTCTGGTAATACGACTATGTACGGAATGTATACGAAACAGATAGACCTATTGAAAGCAAGAGGGATAAATGCTTAAAGTTCCTTTCTATAAGAATGCAAACTTCGCCCAGGAACTAATAGGATGGATTGTCCTTCGAGATAATCACCTCTCTGTCTATCCGTCTGATGCCCTGTCTCTGAAAGCCATCTTAGAGGGTCCTGTCATCAATAAAGATAACGAAGTTATCCTGTCGACAGAGGACCCCGAAGCCTGGTTGAAGGCACTTCCTCTCTTCTATCGCGGTTCGTACTTCTGGGCTGGCAAAGCCGAAGAGGAAGAGTGATGAAGACTAAACATTTCTTGCCTTAAACATCACATCTAATCTATCGTTCCTATAGGGTCTTTCTTTTCTTCCTATTAGGAGACTATAGCCGTGCCTCAAATTAATCCACAGACTGGAATCCCAGAACCTTTGTCGCAGACTCCGGAGGAGAGTTTTCGAGCGACTTTGGACGACGTGATTCTGGTTATTCAAAAGTTGGCTCCACTCAGTGCCGATTTGGATAGTTTGGTTGAAACTCTTCAATTCGCACTGAAGAATGATTCTCAGTTGAATATGATTCTTCATTTGGTTCGTCCGGTGGGGTTGAAAAGGTAAATTACTAATAGAGGGGTGCTTGGTTGCTATACTATAGTAGGGTTTCAGCAATTTCCTATTATAGGAGACAATCATGCAGGCAACAAAGAGAACTGGTGTTTATCTTTGGAAGTGCTTAGTGTCTGGGAAATGTTATGTTGGAAGTGCTTCTATCTCTTTTAAGGACAGGAAGAAGAGTCATTTAAGTGATTTACGAAGGGGAATTCATTATAATCGGTATTTTCAGGCTGCTTGGAATAAGTATGGTGAAGACACGTTTGAGTATTGGGAATTAGAAGTATGTCCTCCAGACCAGTGTATTGAAAGGGAGCAGTATTGGCTAGATTTGTATCAGGCAGCTGATTCTAGATATGGGTACAATTTATCCCCAACTGCTGGAAACTGCCGTGGCGTCATAAAAAGTGAGGAGGCAAGAGCCAAGCATTCCGTATTGATGAAGAAAAGATATGAAGACCAAGAAGAAAGAGAAAAAACAAGGCTCTGCACAAAAGAGGCATATGACGACCCTGGGTTAAGGGGAAAGATTTCTCAAGCAGTAAGAGCAGCAAATGAACGACCAGGGATTGTAGAGAAAAGGGCTGCTGCGGTTAAAAAGTCTTATGAGGACTTCCCTCTTCGTAAGAAAAAGAAGGCTGAAGAAGGTCTAGAGAATTGGAATAAGGCAACAGAAGAGGAGAAGAAAAGTCGGTTATCTGGTCTTGTTGCTTGTTGCACGGATCCAGAACTCAAGAAGAAGAAAACTGAAGCCGTTCGTGCTGCTTGGGAAAATAAAACAGATGAAGAGAAAGCGGCTTACGCAGAAAAGAAAAGAAAAGATTTATCCAGTCCAGAGGTAAGGAAGAGGATTTCTGAAGGATGTAAGAAAGGCTGTGCTATACCAGGACAAAAGGAACGGAAATCTAAAGCCACTGCCGAAGGATGGAAAGACCCTGAGAGTAGGGCGAAGAGGATAGAAGGGCTTAAAAGAGCCGCTGCCACTAATAAGAAAGCGGCGGAAAAGCGTGTCGCAGGGATTAAAGCAGCCTGGGCAGACCCTGAGAAACGAGCGAAGCGGTTAGCGGCTATTAAAGAAGGTTGGGCGAGAAGAAGAGAAAGATTAAAAGAAGAGAAAACCAAGGTTCCAAAGGATGAATAAAGAAGTTCTATCTCTGTTAGATGCAAGGGAAAAGGATTTCCCTTTCCTCGACTCGAGTCAATATAGTTACAAATTAGCAGGAGGATCATACGGGCATGACGTCCCAGTCGCCATTCGAGATTTGGATATAGATGAAAAAACGATGAGCCTGTGGATTCCCGTTTGTGACGGCAATCGCAGAGATGGAGTAGGAGATTTGCTCGATGTCCTTGGAATTGACACTTCTAGGCATAAAAAGAACCCCATATGTTTATTAGATCATGGGAAACAGATTCCACTTCCAATTGCAAGAGCCAGAGAAGACCCCAAAGATGAGGAATCTTACACCTTTCGAATAAATCCTGGGGAAAAGACGGCAGGATGTAGGGCATATTTTTATCAAGGAAAAGAGAATTGTGATGAAGTATTAGGATGCAAACAATTTGAGCACGGGATTCTATGTCACCAATTGTTCCATATGGCGGCAAACGGGTTTTTGAACTCAGGTTCCATAGGCTACCAAATAATTTCTGCCGACCCACTTCCAGAAGATCCATATCGTGGCATACCACGAGGGATGCATCTACAAAGGATACTTGCCCTCGAGAATTCTTTAGTCGTTTTGCCGGCCTCTCAGGATACTGTAGGAAAGTCCACTAATACAGATGTATACCCCTACTCCGCCAAGCACTTGGAGGCTTGGGAATACACCCAAAAATCTCGCATCTGTGGCTCCCCTCCCTCCCCCTACTTAATCAAAGCCTTCAGTTCCTTCGCTCCTCCTCATAAGGCACAAGTGGTAGGTGGCTATGATTCTAAAGGAATGAGAACTATTATAGAAGATAGTTCTGGTAATCCTAGAGTCACTTCTAAACCATTAGGGAAAGGAGGAGTTGAAGATACTGCAAAGGATTTGTCTATTCATACAAAGTCGGCAGAAGCAATATTACACGGAAAACCACACCCCCCAGGATGTAAATGTGCCAAGTGTATCAAGGAACTCCCATCCAAAAAGTCCTGTTCTTGTGATTCCTGCTCCAAAGGTCACTCGTGTCCTTGCGACACGAAAACCAAGGGAGTGAAGGACTTAGAGAATCAACCTGCTTCTGCTCTTCCTGAGAAGCCGACGACGAAGCCTGTTCCCACGTCACAATCTGCTCCGGGTTCTCCGCAACCAGCACAGCAGACGAAAACACCGAAACAGGCTGCGAATGTAGGACAACAGACTCCTCGTAACTTAACTCCTGCTCCTGCTCCAGTTCCTTCTCAACAGCAAGGACAGGCATCGCAGCAAGCGTCCGTTCAAAATACTCCACAAGGACAGATAATAAATCCAGTTACGCCTAATGCCGCTCTCTCTGGCCTAAGTACTGGAGCAGTGGAGATACCACAAGGGCAGCAGATTCCTCTCGCTCCGGTTCCTACTTTCAATCCTGCTCAACCTCAAAGAAATCCTGTCCAAAACACACCGCAAGGACAGACCCCTCCGCCTCTACCGAAACCAAAGTATCCCTACTCTCTACCTGTTCCCCCTGGTCAGCAAGCTGAACAAGCTCCACAAACCTCTGGTCCTCCTCCACTTACGCCTGAAAGACTTGCGGCTACGCAAAGAACGAATTTCAACCCCAAGAATCTTCATCTGAAGAAAGTCGATTACTCCAAGTTAACACCAGAGCAAGCGACGAAGAAAGCCACGCAAGCGGCTCTAGCTGCTGGTGCGAATAAAAAGCAAGCACAACAGATTGCGAAGCAAGTCGTAGAACAGATGAAGAGGATGGGGAATAGACAACATCGTCAACAGCGGAATGCTAGATGGACGCCCCAAGGACCGAAATCCTTGGATATGAATTTCCATATCAAGTCTCTCCGCTCTAAATATGGAAAGAAGTCCTTACCGAATACAGGTAGGAAGTTTGAGGCGACGCCAGATGGGTCTTCACTTACACCGAAACTTCGTGGTGCCCCCAAGGTTCCTGGTCCCAAGCCAGTTGGAGAAGGTGCTTCACAGACACCTCCTGTCACTCCTAAACAAGACCCTACTTTCAAACCAGTGAAAGAAACACCACCAGGAAATATTGAGGCGTATAGAAACGTCGGTGACGCCTCCAGTGGTGCATCAAATAACGAATCTAGAGAACCTCTCACGGAAGGAAGTATTCTGCCAGAGGAAGGATTTGAAGAATACCAGGAATGGACTCCAGAGAGTAATGAAGTAGGAGAGGAAGGAAGTGGAGAAGCACAAGAATATTTAGAACCAGACCACATTGATTTATGGATAGGAAATCACGTAGCCAATCTTGTGGATTCTGGTGCCTTAGAAAATTGGAATAAGGAAGATGGTTTTGATGCCTCTATTACAGAAATAATGGATCAAATTAGTGACGAGGCAAGAGCAGAAGGGTTTGAGGGTGAAGAATATATCAAGATTATGGATGGGGTAATAGAAAACCTTCGGCTCGTATGGCTTGATACATTTGGAGATTGGGGTGGTGAAGGAATCGGACCTTTTGAAAAATCCCTCCGCTCCAAATATGTGAACAAAGATTCAAAGAAAGAAAAGAACCCTCCAGCCAGACGAAATAAGAAGACTGCCAATCGTCATATGGCAGCAGGAATAAATTCTGCTTTGGATAAAAGTGCTGGACTTAAACATCTGGGAGTTCCTAGTATGAACATAGGGAACATAGGAATCAAATGGTTAGATAAAAAAAGTCTTCTGGGACTACGAGACAAGTATAAGACGGCGAAGGGAAGACTGAAGCGACACAGGAAAGGTTCCCCTTCCAAGGCTTCTGTCCACGTATCCAGTAAAGACCTTGATAAATTAAGAAAAGACGCCGAATCTAAAGGCGTTGCCGTCAAGTGGAGAAGTGATGATGGAAAAGGGATGGCGAAAGTCCTTTTAGAAGGTGATGGCGGCGTCATAGAAAAGTTGGCGAATGCTCACGGGAAACTGAGGAAGAAGAGTCTTATGGGTAGTGAAGCCAAAGACTTTACTGATACGAAGAAGCCTTTGGGACCGATTGGAACCCTTCCAGGTACTACTCCAAGCCGTGAAAGAGAAACCCTCCAGGAAGCTCCTCTCACCGAAGGTGAGTTAAGTACGGAAAGACCTGGCGAGCCAGAAGCAACGGATGTATTGACAGCCCATAAAGAGGAAAAGAATATGAAGGTGAAGACGAAGGCTGCCGACCCGTTGACGGACCCCAATATGCCTCTCCCAGAAGAAGGAACGGAAGATTCCCTCCCCCTTGAGGGAAACCCAGACCTCGGTGCCACAGATGAGATGGGTGGAGACCTTGGTGATGAAGAAGACTTAGGTGATATGGGTGGTGATGAGTTTGATATGGGTGGACTGGATGAAGGTCCCGAAGCTGGTGGATTAGGCGAAGAGGGTTCTGGCGAAGAACCCTACGGAATGCAGGTGATGCGTCGTCTGTGGGATGACACCGCTGGTCTCCTCCACGAGTATGACCAGTTTATGGAACACTTGGAAGACGAAGCCACTCGTGGTCTCCTCCAGTCAATGCTTGAGTATCTGTCTTCCCACTTGGAACGATTGGAAAGCCACGTAGCCAGTCATCCTCGCTACGGAGAATTTCCGGGTCTTGGTGGTGAAGAGGGTGAAGAAGGAGCCGAAGGGGAGATGGGTGAGGAGGCTCCTGGCTTGGAACCAGAAGAAGGTGAAGACGTAGAAGCCTCCAGTGGACAGAGAGAAGAGCCGACACCAGAAGAAGCTTTGATGGGAATGGCACCAGATGCCGCTCAAGGTATTCCTGGTCCTTTTAAGAGTTTAGGAAGCGTGAAGGGTCGCTTAACGAAAGAGCAATACTTCGCTCGTGTCAAGGCTTTGAAAGGTCTTCACAAGACGAAAGCCATTGATGGCGGAGAGATGCCGCACGATGACGCCTCTTCAACCCAAGGTGAAATCCAAGGGATGAATGAAGAGGCGACGAATGGAGCCGAGACTCCTCCTGGCTTTGACCACGAGCATAAGAACCTCACCACTCTCGCTACGCTCGCTCGTCTCCGTAAGGATTTGATGGGAATGGGCGCTGGCGACCAGGAGGGTGAAGAAGAATTGCAGAAGCGACTGTCTCTCATCTCTAAGATTAAAAAGATTGAGTCCTTGGTGACAGACAAGGCGGAAGAGATTCCTGGTAAAGAGAGTGAGATTATCACTGGGCAGACTGGAAAGAAGTCACAGCCTAGTGAGCATACGGATTTGACTCCTGAAAAAGCGGGACGAATGTTAGAAGAGAATGAAGCTAACGGAGAACCTTTAACCAAGAAGCAACGCGGCTTCTTTGGAGCGGTACGCGGGAAGAAGGATAAAAAAATGAGTAAGAAGTCTTTGCTGCAAGAGCGGGTCTCCCTGCGTAACCGCTGGAAGGCCATCAAACAACTCCACGCCAAACATCTTGATGAAGTTAATCAAGAGAAATCCCTCATCTCCTCTATGTATAAAGGACTTGAATCCAAACAGGATATGAAGTCCGTGCAAGAGAAGCAATGGCTCCATAAAAGATTCAAGGCTCTTGAAAAGAACCTTGACCCGTATTCTCAAGAGAAGACCTACATCGTCTCTCGCTTCAAGGACTTGAACTACTCCTTGAAGAAAGAATACAACTGGGAACCTGGAGCGGAAGACAAGAAGGCGAATGATACCGTCAAGGCTTTCGCCAAGAAGTTCAACTCCAACCACAAGAATCTTTTGGGTGAGGCGAGGAAGTTTCTCACGGAACTCAAGTCTGTCTCCCCAATGGCTTTCGGTGACCCGCATCGCCAAGAAGCGTACCACCTTTCCAAGTGCTTGCACCAGATTATCGGTGATGTTTGTGGGAAAGGTTCCGTCCAGGCTGGATTGCAGAACTTGGCTAAGACGCTCGTCACAGAAGAGATGCCTGCGGAAGTTGGGAATAAGCCGAAGGGACCTTCCAAATACAATCCTAACGGCGAGCCGATGCAGCAGTGGGAAGAGTCGGAATCCGTCGTCAAGGGTAAGAAGAATGTTTCTTACGAATTCCCAGAACTTGCCAAAGAGAGGGAAGAAGTAAACGTAGAGCACCCGAACTCCAATCCACAGGCGAAGCCACACGATGAGCATATGCCATACCACGAGGGAGAGCATCTTCCCATCGGTGGTGTGAATGCGAAGGGAATTGGCGAGCGAGGTAGCTTCCCTGAGATGTGTGAGGAAGATGGTGTTGTCAACCTCACCGACCCGAAGGGACCTTCCAAATACTCTCCAGGCAAAGAACCCCTCCAGCAGTGGAAGGAAACCCTCGTCAAAGGTCTCCAGTCCATCGGTCAAACCGCCAACTTCTTTAAGATGCTGTCGTATAAGAAGGACTTCGGCGACGATGACCAGGAGATGGCTGGGAAGTTCGTCCTCATCCTTGCCCCCATTGAATCCCTCGCTGGTCATCTCGGTATGGAAGCCGAGGAAGGACTTGAGGGATTAGAAGAAGGTCCCTTCGGTATGGATGAAGGGTTAGAAGGTGAGTGGATGGAAGAGGAGATGGAAGAGCCAGAGCACGCTGACATCGCTAATGAAATGGGCGAAGAGATGGGTGGAGAGGGAACTCCTGGCGAGTTGATGGAGGAAGAAGAGGGTGAAGAGGAAAATGAAGAGGAGGCTGCACACCCAGAGGCTCCTGGTGAGATAGGTGAGAAGAAACAGAAGAGCCTCGCTCACGCAACTACGAAGGAAGGTTCCAATGGCAAGATGCCTAAAAGGGGTGGAATGAGTGAGAAAGATTTGAATGGTGTGATGACGGACAATATGCACCAGACACAGACGCTTTTGAATCTGCAACAGAGTTTACAGAACCTGTTGTCGAGATTACCGAATTAATTTTCACGGAAGCAAGTTCGAACGGAGACGGAATGTCGGTCCCAACTTAGAGGCCGGGGCCGGAACAGAAAGAGAAGAAGAAGATGGCTGCTCCTACTTTTGAGACGGTAGCCCTGGCCACCCAGCAGAACGGCGAGGCTATCCAGTCGTTGAATAAAACCCTCGGGACTGTTGTTGATAAACTCTCCCGTATGCCAATGCCCGGACAACCGACGCCGGAACAAGCATTCGGTACTCCTTGGATTCGTAATGGTGAGAGTTCTTTGGATGACTCCAGAGGCTTCTCCTACCTCAAAATGATTGGGCACATCGCTGGCTTCGTCCCAGACGAGCAGTGCAAGCATGAGCGGAACCTCGCCATGAGAATGGCGAAGTGCCTCTATGCGGATGCTGGCAACGACGGCTATCAGTGGGCTTCTCAGAATCGCCTTGGTGAGAAGAAATTCCTCGCTCCACTCGCTCCTAACTTCCTCCAGGACAACTTCGTTGACCGGAGCTTCCGTCGTGAGATGAAGCAGATGGTCGCCGCAGGGACGGACGGAGCCGACCTGGGAGAAGCGAGCTGGATTAAGCGAAAGATGCTTTCCCAGCAATATGGGACGAAAGCCCTTTCTTGGTTGAATGAACTCACTGGTGGTGCTATCGTCGCTCCGCCTGAGATGGGTGAGTTGATTGAACTTCTGAGAAATAAAGAGGCTCTGGTCAATGCAGGAGCCAGAGTTGTTCCTCTACCTCCACAGGGTAGATTAAAGTATCCTCGCCAGACTTCTCCATCCAATACCTTCTGGGTTGGTGAGAACTCTCCTATCACAGAATCCATCGTCGGTACTGGTGAGATTACTCTGCAAGCTAAGAAGCTCGCAGTCCTCATCAAGGCACCGAACGAGTTGATTCGTTTTGCCTCACCTGCGGCAGAGGCGTTGCTCCGAGACGATATGACGAAGAGTTTGGCTCTTGGTTTGGATTTGGCTGGATTAGAGGGACAGGGGAGTGACGTCAAGCCTCGCGGTGTGATTAACTATCCTGGAATCAACAGAATCCAGTCCTCTCAGATTGGTGTTAACTCTGGTGGTGTGGTAGTTGGACAGGACATCTACCGAATGATTGCTGCGGTAGAGGAAAGTGACGCGGAGTTCGAAGCGTACATCATGCGTCCGAAGACTCTGTATAAGTATTATCAGCTGCGAGCTGATGCCGTCGTGGCGGGTGATGCGGCTGGTCCGTATCTGTTCAACCTGATTAGAGAGGCACAGGATGACACGCCCGCTTCGTTGGCTGGTTATCCCGTGGTGAAGTCGACTCAGGTTTCTCAGACTCGTTCCTATGCGGCTGCGACAAATCTGACCTATGTGGTTGGTGGAATGTGGAGTGATATGCTCATCGGTATGTTCGGTGCGATTGAGTTCGCGGCGACCACGATGGGTGACACCGCTTTCGTCAATGACCAGACGTGGGTGCGTGGTATTCTGTCGGCGGACGTGCAGTTGAGGCACGAGGCGGCGTTCGTTTTACTTGACAATCTCAACACTCTAGTTACGGCGGCAAGCTAACTCAGTGTTTGAGTTGGGAACTGACGCAGCCTTATGTGTCAGTTGTACATCTGCGGTCTTCAGGTTGATAAGCGATAATAATATGTGTATCTCTTACCAGCCTGAAGACAAGCAGCAGAAACACAAAGGGAGACTGAAATGAGTTCTATTACAGGGACGCTTTCTAAGGAACTTTGGAATCACAGACGGGACGTCATTATTTCTCGTTTCCAAACAGACGACCCGAAGGATATTGCTAGAGACCTTGGTATGGATTGGACGAGTGTATATCGTTGGGCACGAAAACTAGGTATTGCTCCTAAAGGCAATGTCCGTCGCGCCCATCGCAATCAGTCCTGCAACATCCATTACTTTGACCAGTGGTCGCCAAATATGGCATATATCCTGGGGTATCTTTTTGCAGATGGCTCAGTTACGGAAGCTGGTGTAACGGCAGATGCTACTGAAAGTGACAAAGGTATTTTAGAATTCATCAAGGCGGAAACTAATTCGGTTTTGTCTATCAAAACATATGCCGGTACAAACGGGACGAAGACTTATTGTAGGATTCATCTTAATAGTAAGGTTATAAGAAATAAGCTGGTTGAGTTAGGAATGAAGCCCTCTAAAACATACTTAGATGATCCGTATCCAAATGTTCCAGAAGAATTAAATGGACACTTTGTTCGGGGATTCTTTGATGGAGATGGGAGTGCTAGTAAAGACGGAACTGAGATTAAATTTATAGGAACCATTAAATTTATCCGGGGTCTAATTGGCTCTCTTGTTCAATTAGCTGGTATGAAAGAAGCCAAAATCACTAAGTTTCTAGGAGAAAGAGCTACTTGGTGTGTTGTTCATTGGCACCACCGAGATGATATTGAAAGATTTTACCGTCACATTTATCCTGTAGACGGTTACGGGTTCTGTTTGGAACGTAAGCGGGCTAGGTTGGCGGGACGGCTCGCGAGACCTTATCGTGTCAATTGTGTTCCGCCGGCTTTTAGACGCAAAGGAGGGATGGCTGAATGTCAGCAAATCTCTTAATAGATTTGGGTAATACGGGTCATTTTAACCCGTCCCTAATCGCAGTCAATGGCCCGCAGTCTGGTACGGTTATTGGTCTACCTATTGATTTGGGTGACGCCAATACCTTTACCAATGTCTGGGTCGTTGCCAACGTTGCCAGCGGTCCTATTACGTTGCAAGTCCAGTGTAGTGATAGCCCTTCGGGCTTTATCCCCTGGGGTGGAGGAGTCCCCCCTAGTGGAACCTTCACAGACCCCACCAGCGGTGCGGCTCAGTTGCCGACAAACTTTAATTCTGGTGGGCTTCTAATTATTAATTCTGGGACTTATGCCATTCCTGGAGGAGGAGCTCCATTTTCCGGTCAGCCTGGTGTTCCCGGTGGCTATGTGGCTGGCTATGCTCCGGCCTCCTATCCGTTCGGTGCCACTCCAGTTATAAATGGTATGGGAGGAACTGCTTTCCTATTTAGTGGTTTGTTCCCAGAATTTGCCTCTGGTGGGATTGGTTTCGGAGGCTTCCAAAGAACCGGACAGTATGCCAGATTAAACCTGCTGGTTGGTTCTGGTGGCGGTAGTACAAGTGGTGGACAAGTCGTTGTCATCGGGGGATTCCTCTCTCAGAAACGCACCACGGGTTCTGGTGGCGGTTTCACGTGGCTTCCTCAATCCGGACCCAATGTCGCCAACGTGTAAGGAAGGGGAAACATGAGCGCTAATCTTATTGTTGATGTAACGAATACCGCAAACTATGAAGTTTCGGCATTTGCTAATACGAACAACCTCTCTGGTGCTACTACTATCGGGCAGATAGTAGACCTGTTGAATAGTGACACGTACTGCAACCTGTTCGTTGTAGCACCAGGAGTATCTGGCGTCATCCAGGTGCAGGTTCAATGCACAAACCAGTTGAATGACGCTGGGTCTGGGTCATTCTGGTCGGGTGGTGGTTTCCCTGTGTCGGGAGCTTTTACTGACCCAACGAGTGGGCTGCCACAACTGCCGACTGTCTTCCAGTCTGGTGGTAACGTCTACTTTAATAGTGGAGTTTATCAACTTCCAGGTGGGGGATTTCCTCCTACTTCGGGAGGTAATATCCAACCATTGGTTGGTGGTTATCCTGCTGGTTCTGTCCCATTTGGTCTTACGCCGATTTATAATGCCCAGGGCGGGGCGTATCCTATTCCAGTTCTTTCTGGTGGTGGGACTGGTGGCACTAGCGGCGGTGTGCTGAGTGGCTTCTTCCCTGTCTTCGCTTCTGGTGGAATTGGCTTCGCTGCCTTCCAGCGGACGGGACGATGGGCAAGAGCTAACATCATAACGACTGCACTTACAGCAGTTTCCGGTACAGCGACTACTCCAATCTTTGCCGGTTTTATCAGTCAATTGGACACAACTGGTTCTGGAGGAGGTTTCAGCTGGCTTCCTCAATCTGGTGGTGGGAACACCGCCTCTGTCTAAGAAGTGTTTATCCAAGAGGGAGTGTGTGCTCACTGCCCAAGGGCACCACTCCCTTCTTTTTAAGAGGGATGTGATATGAGTGCCTATAATGCACCTGTGATTCCAACACAGACGACACGCAGTATCAATATCGGTTGGGTTGGATTGCCGATGAATACCGCCAATCAGATTTTATCAGCCAATGCTAATCGTGAGAAGGTCATTCTCAATGCTCCAATTGTTGGTGGTTGTAATATTTATCTAGATACCAGTAATACTGTTAGTCCCACCACGAGTTTCCTTATTACTCCTCTTCCCGCTGGTGGTTTGGAGCTAGATTGGCCTACAGATATATGGGCTTATGCAGAAGCAGCTAATAACCACATAACATTTGCTGAGAGTGTTCTCAGTTAAGGGGACAAAGATGGCTCAGCAGATTGTAGACCTCGGATCACGGGCACAATTCGTGCCTTCCATAGTTGGTGCCAGTCCGTCCTCTGGTACTCTGGTCGGCTTTCCTGTGGATATGAAGGATGCTGATTCATACTGCAATGTTTGGGTCGTTACGACGTCATGTAGTGGTCCATTCCAAATCCAAGTACAGACAACAGACACATTAAGTGGTTTGTTAGTTTCTGGTGGTGGAGTTGTTTCAGGCGCTTTCACCGACCCCACATCTGGACTGGCTTCCGTCTCAGTAGGAACTACTTTTCCTACATGGTTCCAGTCTGGTGCAATCTTAACTATTAATTCTGGTTTATGGCCGACTATTGGTGGGGGGATGGCTCAATCGGCTGTCAGTGGTTTTCCGCTTAGTGGCGGAGTCACACAAGCCTATATGGGAGGATTCCCTCAAGGAACTTTCCCATACGGATTGACACCTACCATCCAGTTCATGGGCGGTACGGCTTTTGTACCGAACACACCGGGAATATCTGGTGTGGGGGCTGGTATCCCCCGCTTTAATTCTGGTGGTATGGCTGTTGCCGGATTTCAGAGGGTTGGTCAATATGCTAGACTGCTCCTCCTCTCAGGTGGTACAAGCACCACGGTAATCGCTGGTTTCCTGTCTCAACTTATGGGCGGAGGCGGCGGGTTTTCCTGGAGTCCTGGCTCTGGTCTCTCTGGCGGTGTGGGAGGAACGGGATTCGTCGGTAATGGTGCAATTGGAATGCCACTTGTTTAGACGAAAATTCAAGTAAATTCCGCTTTCGTCTCCGGCGGAATAACACTCCCGGTGAGTCCCGCTCGTTGCGGAGGCAAGCCGGGAGTGAGTTTGAGGGAAGAATAAATGCTGTGGACTAACCTCACCAACTTGAAAAGTTTACTGGAGATAGACCAGAATGATAACAGCCAAAACTGGCTCCTCAATCATTTTAATGAGTGGGTGACGGATATATTAGAAACTTTACTCAACAGAAAATTCACCTATGCGACGAGGACGAGGTATCTGCAAGGCTCTGGTATCATCAAACTCCTCTACCCCTTCCGTCCCCTCTACCCCTTGGCACCGCCACCCCAAGCAGCGAGTATGCCCTTTAGCACGCTTACAGTAGCCATAGACCAGCAGGGAAACTTTGGGGAAGCCGTTGGTGCCTTTGCAGGCACTCCCCTTATCTATGGCACAGATTACTGCCTTAAAATAGACCGAGATGATGGGGGAAGTGATGAGGCAATCCTCTATATGGTCGGTGGTTACTGGCCTCGTCCCGTCTGTCGTCAACCAGGACTCCTTTCCTCTTTCATCGGAACGGATTTAGGAAGTATTCAAGTAACGGCGACAGCGGGGTATACGATTGACACTCTCCCTGCTCAATTGAAGATGGCAGCGGAAATGATGGTTGCTAGATTGGCGTATATTATGCCGTTAGGAATGGAGACTACTTCCGAGAGTTACATAGATAGAAGCATTGCTTTGAGTCCCGAGGACAGGGACTATCTATATGGGATGGTGAAACACTTAGTTTGGCAGTTTCGGAATTGGAAGTTTTAGTTTTATTGTTGGGATGGTAAGATGCCTCTTAAAAAAAGAAACCAACACGTATTTCATCGTCGCCTGTATGCAGGTGAATTAGAGAAGGTCATCCTCCTGAAGCGGCTTGATGACCAGAATGAGGGGAGTGTAACGGCTTATCAACTTTTCCAATGTAGGAGAGGGAATATCACTAAGAGCGGTGAAGCCATTTACAAGGACACGGGTGCCTTCACTTATCTTCAATGGTTGATACCTTGCACAGAGCTGAGAAGGGTTGGAGTCAACTACCTCAATGTGTTGGATAGAATAGTAGACCAATTTGGGATGTTCTGGCAATCGGAAAGCCCTGAAACAATCACCCTGGCAATCTTTGACAATTATTATGTTATCCCAGCAAGGAGGGTTGACCCATATCCAAATGAAATTTTAGTTGGCATCCCTGGCATTGAGCTTCCGTTACCTTAATCTGGTAGTGGTCGTTTCTTTTTCTTTCGCATCCACGGCTTCAAAGAAGGGGTAGTAAGTGCTTCCAGCATATCCCAACCTGCTACTCGAACTCGATACCATACGTTGTCGTAATTAACCTTGTAGATTTCACACCATTCTTTCAAACACTTTGTTTCTCCATTAATAGTATATTGAGCGGCACTCTTCTTTCTATGAGAATCCTTCACTTTTTGGCTTCTTTTGGTTTCGTATTCTTGGTATGCTTCCGGGTTCTCTTTCAATTTGTCACGCCATTTGTGTTTACTAGAACCTTCCCCACCAAAAGGAGTTGTTAATGCTCGCTTTAAATCCCATTTCATCCATAGCCTCCACTTTACCAAACCAAAATCTAATCCATAGGCTTCACACCATTCTGGTAGCGTTTTAGTTACTCCGTCTATCGTATAAGGTTTAGATAGAAATCTTTTCTTTCTATTCTCCAACATTGCCTTTCGTTTAATCGGGTCTTGCCAAGCCTTTTTAAGCCCTTCTGATAGAGACTCACTTGCCTTTCTTCTATTTTCAGGGTTAGAAAAGCGTTTTGCGGCTGCTTCATTTGACTTTTTTAATCTGATTTCCGTCCAAAGGTGGTTTTGATTAGTCCGCACTAAATCCAAATCAGAATTGAGAATAAATCCTCTGCCCAACTCTTTTAAGAATTTCTGCTTACAAAGGAATTCTTGAAACTCCACTACATTGGGATGACATCTTCTATATATGATAGGAGAGAATGACTCACTATACTCATTCCACATCTTTTGTAGACGTGGGGTTGTGTGCTTGTTCCTTCTCAATTTAGACAGATGCTCATTCCACCTATCTCGAAATCCTCTCTCAAAGAAGACCCCACCAATATAAACATATCTCTCACCTTCCACCCAAAACTCAAGCAAATATACCCCTGTTTCAAATAGTCTCATTGCCATTTTCTCCGTAAGTGTTGTAGTACAATATCAAATAATTATCGCTTGTGCTAAAATCAATCATCTCAGATTTCATGGTGGATAAGAACTCTCTCTAATCCTTACACTACCAGTGGTGGGTTCCCACATCTATGTGAGAGGGCCTAGACTAAAAGAGTGGATAAAATATTATGTTAATCGGTCCCTTTCAACTACTTTCCGGCTCTGTACAGAGTGGCAATACAGGGAATTCTGCCATTCTGTCGGGGAATCTCGGCAGTGGGCAGATAGGAAGTTTCCATCTGGCCAACGGAGCCGTATTGAGTGGAGATGTTGGACTCTTAGCTATCTCCAGTGGGAATCTCGGCACCCAAATCATCGGTGTCGTCCACATCCAATCTGGGGGACTAGGAAGCGGAGCACTCGCTTCCGGTGCTATCACCCCACTCCTCTTTAGTGGACTAATCGTCAATCAATCGGGTTCCATCACGTCGGGACTCCTTGCTACGGCGAGTACGACAGCAGCAGTGGCGAGTGGAAACATTGCTAGTGGCTCTGTCGGTGCCGTACACTTCGCTAGTGGCATCAATTTCCTCTCTTCAGGGAGTGTGATAAGTGGCTACCTGGGTTCAGGCTCCGTCAACAGCGGAGCCATATCAAGTGGCATCATCGCTTGGTTTAACTTGTCCTCTGGAGCCGTTCGTTCAGGCAATCTGGCTCAAGGCTCCGTCTACAGCGGAATTTATGCCCCTGCCAGCATCGGTACTATTCATGTTATCAGCGGAGGATTCCTGTCCGGGGCATATGGAAGCGGACAAGTCGGTCCGTTCATCCTTTCGTCAGGGGCGGTACAATCGGGCAATATCAGCAATAATGCCGTTCTGTCAGGGAACATCCAGGCTGGTCAGATATCTACGCAACATATCCAATCAGGTGGCTTTGCGAGTGGAGCGTTAGCGAGTGGAACTTTACTCGCCAATCAATTCGGTTCTGGGATTACTTTCGTCGGCAGTGGGTCGGTAGGCAGTGGAAGTTTAGCTTTCAATTCGGTGTTATCTGGGAATATTGCCAGTGGGCAGATAGGTTCTTTCCATCTGGCGAATTTCTCTGTTCAAAGTGGAGACATAGCAAGTGGAGCAGTTACATCGTTTGGGATTGCATCTGGTCAAATTTCTACTCTTCTGGTTGTTAGTGGTGGCTTCGGTTCTTCAGCGTATGGCAGTGGGTCGGTCGGGCGGTTCACACTGGCACCTCTTTCGGTTTGGTCGGGGGCTCTTGGCTCTGGGTCCGTTACCTCCGGTATTATTGCCAGCGGTTCACTCGGCTTATCCCAAATTGTTAGCGGGGGTATCGGTAGCGGGTTACTATCTTCCGGAAGCGTCGGAAGTATCTTCCTGGGTGTCGGAGCTGTTCTATCAGGAAATGTTGGCTCAGGTGCAATTACAAATTTCCAAATCGCTTCAGGAACGATTGGAACGCTTTCCATCGTTAGTGGAGGACTCGGCAGTGGTTCCATCGCTAGTGGAACACTAACAGCTTTCAACTTCGCCAGTGGAGCCACCTTCCTCTCAGGCTCCATCGGTCCTGCTCAACTCTCCAGTGGTTCCGTCGGTAGCGGCGTCGTCGCCTCTGGTGCAATCCAAGGAGCCTCCGCCTCTGGTGCTAGAAACATCGCCTCTGGCACGATTGGATTCTTTGACTTAGGAAACGGAGTAATCTTATCTGGAACGATAGGAAGCGGACAACTAACGAACTTCCACATCCAATCCGGTGGCTTTACGAGTGGTGCCTATGCTCTCTCTTCCATTATTGGATTGAATCTCGCTAGTGGTTCTGTTGGAAGTGGGAAGTTCGGCTCTGGTGCTATCCAGGCTGTGAATCTAGCCAGCGGCATCATCAATATCAATCAAATCTCCTCTGGTGGACTCCAGTCTGGGAGTATTGCCAGTGGAACATTGACTCTGCTCAATATGGTGAGTGGATTCTCCATTCCACTTTCTGGTTCTATCAACACGACGATGATAGGGTCTGGGGCTATCAATTCTGGGCAGATAGCTCCAGGTGCCGTATTTGGGACGGCTATTTCTGGTTATCCTGCATTGATATTTGCTGGCTCCATAGGTCCGAATGAACTGGGAAGCGGAGCTGTTACGAGTGGAGCGATTGCCAGTGGACAGGTAGGTCTCTTCGCTCACGCTTCGGGCGTCACCTTCTCTGGTGGACTACCTCTGGGAGTCATCACTTCCGGCTTACTTGGTTCTGGCATAGTAGGACAGATTCACATTGGGCAGCCTATCTATCCCTATTTTACGATGACAGCAGGGGAAACGATTAGTGGCTTTACCTCCGTGGCGATTTTGAGTGGTGGTGTAGCAGGAAACGCCAATGCGGCGAGTGGATTAAGACTCCCTGCGGTGGGATTCTGTGCAAGTGGTGCAGTTTTCGGTTCTCTAGTTCAAGTCTATACTGCGGGTCTTTTCACTACTTTGAGTGGTGTCCCTTGGAGTGGAAATAATGGAAGGACTCTTTACGTCGGCTCTGGTGGGAGTATAGTCCTTGCCAGTGGTTTGACTTCTGGTCAAGGATGGCAGAGGTTCGGTGTCGCCACGAGTGGTGGCTTAGTCGTAAATATTGACACTAGCGTTACTTCGGGCGGAATCCAGTCACCAATTGCTGGTGGAGGATTCTTCTAAGATAAACGTAAAGTTTGATTTCAAGTAAACTAGAAATGGGAGACAGAGGAGTGATTCGTCCTCAATCTTCGGTGTATCTACGTGTGCGATATACGGGTGCTTGAGTAGATACATGAAGGATTAGATAAGGAGGAAGCCTGTGACTCGGCAGTATTTCATTCGCTAAGAGTGCCTTCACACGGCAACGTGTGATGTGAACTTGGCTGTTTGCGGGAAAAACCGAGTATCCTAATCTACCAGAACTTGCCACCACGGAGACGGGGTAAAAAAGATTAGGTGCGGTCAATCCGCAGGGAAGACGTGGCTGTCCCCTCAACGACTAAACGCCAAGCACCCTTAAACCCGAAGGGTGATGATATAGTCTGGTCTGTATGGCGACATACAGAGATAGGCAGAAATGACCTATCCCCGAAAAGGGTAACAAGAACGAAACGGCGAAACTATGGTCGCAGTGAAAGGGAATGCCAATTCCCTGATTGCGAATACCACGCAACTGGGACTCTCCCAAGATGCTATTTCAGTTACTGAATATTGGAATTTGGATGACATCGGTGTCGATGCTTATGGCAATACAGGAAGACCAAATCCACCAGACAGACAGGTTTTCGGTGGCTATGCTGCCATAGAAATGAATTTAGTCCATTATGATGTAGGCATACTCCAAGAATGTATCCGTCTCTCTTGGGGCGGTGCTCCTGCAGAAGGACAACAAGCACGAGCAGGAACTCTTTATGGAGGGAATGTTCCCCTCTATAATCCAGGGAATTTCTATATCAGTGTGGGGGTTTCCTCGCCTGTAGGTGGAATACCTTGGACATTCTTAGCTTGCACCCTAAGTGAACGTCCTTTCGTGTACCCTCTAGGCACGAAAAGAAGTGTTGTGGTTCTAAGATGGGATGCTATCGCTTATTCTGTTGACCCCTGGAATGGTGGAACTGGTTCGCTGGGTGTTCCCGTTTATACACATCAACTTTTGGTCTAAATGGGTCGTGCATATCAAATCTTTGGCGAGGCGATGGTTTTGGTTCGCTTCGCCTTTGGGGTTCCCTATCCTGATGGGACAGACCCTGAATTCATTGGTCCTAATGTCTGGGAACTAGGACTAACACAGGACCCGATTACTGTCACTCCAAACTTCTATTACAAAGATATAAATATTGATAGTTTCGGTCCAAACGTCCCTGCTGATGTCCTCTCTCAGATAGCCGATGTGACGATAGAGTTCAACTTAGTACATTATGACCCTGATGCTATTGCTTATTATCAAAGAGAGAGTTTAGCGGGTGGCGGTGCAGGGTTTGAAGACACAGATACACAAGGAAAGGTTACTTATGCAGGAGAGCCTTTGGGTGGGGGGATTCCCCTCTACGAAGCAGGAAATGCTTTTGTAGGATTGGAATTCTCTAATTTGAGTTTAGATAGTTCTCCTGTCACATTCCCAGCTACCTATCTAGTTGACCCGCCTGTAAAATATAAAATCGGTACGAAAAGAACGATTTTCGAGTGTAAAGCACGCGCCCTCCCCTATGCCCCATTAACCCTCCAATCTGGTTCCTATACTAGTTACTCAAATACATCATCGAATCCAATTATCACAAATTTCAATTACTACACTATTCCTATTAATGGGAATATTTTGGTAACGAGCACAGACCTAGAAGATCTCTAGAAAGGAGACTCTTATGTTTTCTGCTATACGTTCCGCAGTTCAGTGGCTTCTGCGTAAAGTTGGCGTTCTTCCCTCTCCTGGTATTGATCTCTATCGCCCCAAAGAGCGAAAGCTCTACGGATATTGGAATGGATATAAAACAATCTGGGAAGACCCGATGGTTCTTTGGAAGAGGTTTATGGACGTAGGGCCAGAACTTTCCGCTGACATCCGTGCTTCCAATTTCGTTTTGAATAATAATTACAAAGCTAGTATTGAAGCTAGTGACAATATCATAGATAAGATTCGCTCTATCTTTGATGTGAAGCCATATGACAAGGAGAACCCTTGTCAAAGTGGATTGACGGAAATCCAACTCACAGATTTACTTGGTCACTTTATGATGTATTGTGACTACATAAAAAAAAATGGTCAGGAGAATCCTCCTCCTATGCCGACTGGGGAACCTACGCCATCTCCTTCCAACTTGCCTACAGAAGGAAACCCAGCTATGAAGCTAGATTCGGTTTCGACCTCAACCGAAGAACTTCCTTCTATAGACAAGCCCACGCTGTCGCCTTCGGTATCGGAGTCGCCCTCGGATTCATCGAACCAGGACTTGATTATTTTAGGTCCAACACAGACGGAGAGGGCGAAGCCCTGATGATGAAAGGACAATTTACTAAGATTTCACGAAGGAAGTAATGGAGAACAAGTAAGTGGCTGAAGAAGGGAAGAATCTATTTGGGGACTTGCTGAAGAATTTGCAGCAGACTCTGCGAGGTAATCTCTTAGAATCTCTGACTAAAGGGATAAAGGGTATGATGCCCAATCTCTTTGGTTCGCAGAAGGATAGTACGAAGAGTGGTGGTGATGGTTTAGCAGGGATGTTCCAAGCCCTCATGGCAAAGATAGACTCTCTCATCTCCAAGTTAGATGCGTCCTTTGGTATTAAAGACGCCCAAGGAGTTAATCAACAATTTTCTCCTTCTGGCTCTATGCCATCCATAGGAGGGAAGATAGGTTCTAAAGGTGCTTTTGGAGGATTAGAAGGGGAATATGATAAGCAATTAGATTCCTTGCTCAAAGGCGGAGCTAATCTCTTTAATTTTGGGAAGAAGTATGAAGGCGTTGGTGATACGAATGTAAAGAATGACACACTCACTTCTCTGCTTAACCAATTCACTGGAGGAGGGGGAAAAGCGGGTGGAGCGGCAGCGAAAGGAGCTGGAGCGGCAGAAGGTGCTTTAGGAGGTATAGAGGCTGCGGGAGCAGCAGCAGCACCAGAAACAATGGGCTTAAGTTTAGCTATCCCTGCTATCATAGAATCCGTGAAGATGGGTTTTGAGCACATTTCGGCTATCGCTGGTCATATAAAAGATGTCGGAGCATCGGGGTTCAATGCTTTTAAGAGTGAAAGAGCAGAAGATATAGGCGGGAATTTACTTGAAGGAGGGAAGTCTACTGTCAAAGGGGTCGCTCGTGCTGCTGGTGGTCCTTTTTTGGGAGGATTAGCCGAAACTGGTGCAGAGATGGGTATGGCGATAAATCCTTTCATCCAAATGGCTGAGGTAGGATTCAAAGCCATAGGATTTCTAAGAGATTTCAGTGACCATCTAACTAAAGCCAACCTCCAATTTGCTCAATTCAGTGGCAGTATGGCGATGGTGCAGGCTAGTTTTGAAGTCCAAAAAATATTTTTAGATATGGCAAGAGGCGAAAGAAGAGCCGCTAGTGCGATGGGATTGGTCAACGCACAGATGGGCACAGAAAGGATGTTAGCACCATTAGAGGACCAATGGGCTAATATGAAAGCTGACGTGATGTCCTCTTTCCATGATCTATTCCAGGGTTTATTTAAAGATGTTATCCCCTCTTTAATGGATTTTATGAAAAGCACCCAAGAAGTATTGACACATCTAATACCACAGGCAGCGAGGGACCTTATTAGAGAAACACGAAGAGGCAGAGAATTGGATGAACAATTGGAAGGCATCCGTTTCAGACAAGGGAATGAAAGAACTAGAAGAGAATTCCTCAATAGATTTGGAAGAGGAGAGTTGTAATGTCTGTTGTGATCTATGCAGGAATTCAGCTTCCCTATTCCAATTCTACTCAGTTTGCACAAAGGGCTATCTACGAAGAGAGTAACACAGACAGAATCCTAACTGAATTTGATATTTCTGTACAATGTCTTATTTCTAGCACGTATGCTGCTTTATTGAATCCTAGATTAGGAAACGTCACTGGCAATCCTGCTGACTTCATGGCTTGGATAAGACAGAAATTGCTAACTACGAAGCAGAGGCTTCAATTCTTGGTGAATGGAGTAGACTTAATTCCAAATGTGCAGACTGGGAATCCAGGAATTGTAGATGCTTATAATGGTCCTTTGCCACAACATTGTGAACTAACCCAATTGACGGATACTCTTTTTGTAATGAATTATCGTATCCTCGCCAAATACTGGGAGAATAATAATGGAGACCTTCCTTCTGTACCTGTGACAGGAACGAATAATCCTGGTGGTTATATTCTTTATAATAGATGGACGGAATCCATCCGTATCGACCAAAATAATTATACTGTGAGGACAAGGAGTGGAAAGTTTGCTATCCGCTCAGATAATGTAGGTGGTTTCATAGCGGACCAGCTACGATCTCAGATGGCGGTTGTAGGTACACCAGAGAATTTCATTAGAACGAGGAATGAATACAAGGTAGACCCCAGCGGACTTATTCTAGCCTATGTGCAGGAGGACACTGAAGTCTATAAAATGCCTCCCTTCCCTGCTTTCACCGCGGATGGGTCGATAACTCTGTCTGCTACGAATATCGGAGCACAATGGTTTGCTGATGTCCACGTTCATTTGGTCGGAAGTGCGATAACAAATCAAATCAGTTTGATTCGTGCTGGTTTCTTCATTTGTACCGATAAGGTAGCTCGTGTTTGTGCCAATCAACCAGGGAACCCCAGTTTCATTCCTCTTAGTGCTTCTGTTACAGAGGATTTGTGGAAGAATGAAGTCACATTGGATATGCGATTTAGGATTCCAAAGACTAGTCTTCGAATACTTGCAGTGGCTGGGCAACAAGGAGCTCCAAATCCAAATGATATCAACTCGTACTTTTTGGCTTCTTTCGTAGGATTAGATAATTTCACACCGATTTCTGACCCAGTCCCTCCTCTTATTAATCCTAGACCTAATTATTTGGTTTATGGCACAGCGGGACTTTTACTACGAGCAGCTTCCTATTATGACCCGAGCATAGTTGGGGTGCTATTATCTAGTCCTAACGTAGCCATAGAGAATGGAGTTGTCCCAACACAGCCAGGAGCACTCTCTGCCCAACTCGCTACTACCAATCAAGGTGTTACCACTGAATTACCGGAAGTTGGCACCTTGGGGGCAAGTTAGGAGCTAAAATGCCACAAGAAGGCCAATTAATCCCGAATCCTGTTTTACCTACCTTTACTATTGAAGTTTTAACAGCAGATGATAGTTCGGGTCTCTTCTTCACTCCAATAAAGGGAGTTTGGACAGAATATTATATCAAAAATTCTTATTTTACAGATGGGCATCGTTATCAGATGGGGGTAGCTTCGCCTGGTGGTTTTCTAGGTGCCAGTGTGGCTTTTGTGCAGACTACTGCGCCGACTCTTTTATGGCAGTGTGACTGGATTGCGGCTATGGAGAATCAAAGTCCTGTCATCCCAAGTCCTACTCTATTGAATGACCCTGGTTGGGTATTTTTAGACCAAGATATAGAGCCGGAACAAATGGAGTTAGGTGTGGATGGTGGCACATATATTTATTCCGTTCGCGGAACTTACTGGTTTGGGCACACGAATCCTAGTGCTGCGCAGTTAGTGTATTCTATTGCTCCGTGGTTTAATGATGCGGGAGGAGTGGCTCTGCGTATCATCTCCAATTTGCAGACGCAAGGTTACTTAATAGATGCTCCGCAGACCATCCCCAATATTCTTCCTCCCAGTGCAGGAGCTTTGAATTAGAAGTTGATTTTACCAAACTTTCGTCCTATGTCATTCTCCTCCGCCCATTGAGTCCAATTCCGTTTCGCTCTTTCCTTCTCCTCTCGTAAGGGTTGCGTAGCACCTTGGAGAAGAGTGAGTATGAGATAGGTGCAAGCTGAATTGAGAGCAAAACTATGAAAGTGTCCTTCTAATTTTGTCTGCTCACCAAAGATACTTTTCATAAGAGTCTCCTATACTAGAAAGGGCGAAACCTTAAAGTATATGCTCGGTAAGTAACCCAGGCAATATGGATTATCGCTTATGTTAACAGAGTATATGCGTCTACTGGATATCTATCACACGGAAATCAATTCCTTCGGCTGGGACCAAAGACTTCCTGTCCTTACTACCCAAATGGAAAGAGTTTGGAAGAAGTTAAGCAAAGAGGACAGAGAATCTGCTCTCAAATACGCACATAAACTCTATCAAAAGAGAATCCAAGATAAGCACTTAGAAAAGGGTTGAAATGAATTACCTATTATCCTACGCAGGCATTCCTCTCTTATCTGACCGCGGACAAGCTATTCGTTTGCCGACAAGTGTTCGTCCACGAGGACAAACAGATTCTCAAAGTCCCGGTAATAGACAACAAGTAGAACCAGAATTGATTGACGAAATCAATCGTCTCCTTGAACTCGGTCTAATCAAAGACAACGCTTATCCAAATAATTATCCAGGGAAGACTCTTTCCAACTTGGCGAAGAGATGGCCGATTTATCAGTGGCCGGAATTCGGTGTAAGAATAAACGAGTGGTTCTATCCTCACGGAGCGAACCAGTGGTCTGTCTTCCGTGGCCTCGCCACTTCGAGTATGGTTCAAGCTATGCTCTTGCAGACGATGGGGAGCAACCCCGCTTCCTTCATCATGCAAAGTGCTCCTATCTCACCAGACAACCCTACAGGTGACCCCACTTTCTACACCATTGAAACTCCGATGTATCTGCTTCCGCCTCGTCCGTTGGCGGAACACGGAGGGTTCTTTAACGGATTGTATTTGATAACTCTAGTGGATTTGAGATACTACTTCCAAGGGTGCAATTCCACCCTCTGGCCTCTCCTCAATCAAAACACCACCTGGCTTCAATTAATCAATCAACTCGCTACGGATTTAGGGATTACTCTAACTATCCCCACACCGATAGAGTCGAGTTACGGACAACCAGAAGTTGATAGTCAACTTTGGACGAACTTGGAAAGTAGTGCCGTCCTCCTAGATTGTGTCGCTGCTAATGTCGGTCGTACTGTCGTACGGAACTTGGATGGAACCTTCTCTTTTCTCACCACGGCAGAGTCCGTCACTCAAGTTCAATTGAATAGAGGGGAAGATTCGAACGTAGTGAGATTGGCAGGAGGGGACATCTTTGCCAATGATAATCAATTCGCTGGCAATCTTGGAGTGAGTAGGAACGCAGTTCTCCCTGAATCTGTGGTCGTCTCTTATCCCAAGTATGTGATTGGAAATGACCCTGTTCCTCACTTTTTGAATACTAGATATGGAGTCACTCCTAGACCGACGGCGTGGGTAGAGGATTCATATGGAGATACTTGGGACACGCAGATATTCTTACTTTCTGGCATCCTAAGTGGCTCCACGGGATTCGGTGTCAGTAGTGGTTTATTCATCTCTGGACAGACTTTATCTGGGAATACTTTTAATTCTGGCTTGATTGGAGTGCCTGGATTAAACATCGTCCTTCACGACACGGCGAAAGCGTACTTTTCTGGAGAGGCTCAAGCCTTCAGTGGAAATCCATTGAATGTTAGTGGATTGACTCTTTTAGCAACTCAGTTAGCCAATGGATATTTCAATAAGCAAGTGGATGTGGCGTTGGATGAGGTTTATCCTGGGACGTATGAGTGGGAGCCAGAAGGGATTCATAACTTGGTTTGGACGTATAGTGACAGGAAGAGGCTCGCCGCCACTCGTGTCATTCGTCCTATGTGGAATCAATTAACGAGTCAATATCAGCACGCGATTCCTTTGCAATCGGGTTCTCAGACTATCGTTATTCCTCCTGGGGTTGGGGGACGGAGTGTTGCTCAGACGTGGAGAGACCAGGGAGGAAATGAAGTCCCTGGAGTCAACTTAGTAACGGTATTGGGTGGGAGTGTTTCTGGTATTCTTTATTCTGGGGGAGTGCAAGAGGTTATTTTTGCAGTTTCAGGTGGAAGTAGTGTTTCTAGTGGTCCAGATTTGCAATGGGTGGAGACTTTATCTACTACTCTCTATCAACCTTTGGCTTTGAGTAGAATTGTCAGTGGTGTTAGTTCCGTGTCTGGTTCTACTACTCTCACCACGAATTCTGTTTTCAATAATTCTGGTAATCTCCAAGGGAGTGATTTTGGTGTCTATGTATGGTCTTCTGGTCTTGGCTTCAACACTAAGATTAGTAGTATCAATACACTCAGTGGAACTTTAACACTGAGCAAAGCAGCAATAAAGACAACGAGTGGAATCCCTTTGATGGTCAACACCATTTGGGGATACAATGCTAGATTAGCGAACTGGTTTCCTGGTCCAAGTAACTCGGGGAATACTACTTATCAACAAGATGAAGGAGTTTGGCAGAATATCGGTAATGTCTCTAATGTTTGGCTGGTCGGTCCTAATGGTGAAAAGCCAGTTCTATATCGGTCCTTGGGTTTGGCGGTAGGATTTGAGGTTGCAGGAGTTAGATATCAATGTCGTAAATTGGGTGTGGACAGTAGTGGTACAGCTATTTGGGCAATGGCATTCCCATTCCCACAGCAAGCCGTATTACAATGTATAAATAATCAAATTCAGGGACTCACTTTAACAGATGGAGCGCAGCTGTCTTCCTGCTTCCTTGCTTCTGTAATTGGAGAAACAGGGTCTGTTACTGGGAATGCTTTTATAGCGGATGTGAATTTTACGATTCCATCGCAGTTTTCTAACAACACCAGAACATTTGCACAAACAAATCAATATCTGGGGAGATTTATTGGAGTAGAGAATGTTTCCGGTATGCCTGTCTATTCTATGGATGCTTGCACAAGACCGCAGTATTTTTCTCTTTTCAATGGTGTTGCCACTCAGCTTTCAACTATTTCTGGAACTCCTTATTCTGGTTTCATTGGTTACGCAGCTAACGTAGTTGATTGGGCAGGAAATGCGTGGGCCTCTGAAACTGCATCTATAAATCAAGTCTGGTTGACTTTTGCTAATTTTGATTCCAGTCCAAATTACTCCTTCGTATCAGGGTGGATGAATCCATCCGCCGGTGGTGGTTCTGTGTATCAAGGATTTGGGCCTGTGGCACTTGCCAGTGGTGGCGTCCCTATCTATTCAACACATGACGTAGGAGCATCTTTAGGAGGTTTGAGTCTACCAGTCAGTGGGACAGGATTTTCCGGCGGATTACAGTCTCCTAATTTTAGTGCTGGTGGGGCAATAAATTGTACTGTTCCAGGTATTTCTACGAACGTTAACAGCGGGGCTCTCGTCGAATGTTTAGTCGGTGCAGGTGGTGTAAGTGGTACTGGTGGTCTGCACTTGATAGCTAATTCGAATCCAACCGGTGCTCCTCCTCGATATGCAATATATATCGGAAGTAGTGGAGTTATAAATGAGCTTGGTGGCGGCAATTCGCTTCTTGCTGCGGCTGCTGGTTTATATCTTGGAAGGGGAGGAACAAATTTTATTGGAGACAGCTTTATAGGCGGCTTGATTCTTGGTGGTGGAGCGATATCAGGATTCGTTAATGCCCTCAACAGCATTGGAGGCTACGCTTCTGGTATCCGTCAAGCCCTCGTCCATACCGCTGCCAATACAATGACATGGGCGGCTTGTTCTGGAGTCATATAAGAATAAAGGATAAGCAATGTATAAAACCTTCCTCATCTCCGTCGCCCTCCTTTTCCCCATTGGCTTACTTCTGCTACCCCAAGCACGAAGCCAGCATACCACTAGAAACGCACAGAACGCCGTCTATCGCTATGAAGACTATCGAGGCATACAAACTACCCTCTCCACCTGGGCACGCGAATCTAAGGGCTTGGCAAGCGTCTTTACCTATGGAACCAGTACGAGAGGACAACCACTCACTGGTATCGCCCTCAAAGGAAAAAATAAGTTCAAGTCCTCCGTCCTCATCCAGGCGTCTATACACGGGAACGAGCCATTGAGTTCCACTGTCATCATGTCCTATCTCCAGAACCTCCTGTCGGGGTATGGAAAGGACAAAGAGTTGACAGAGTTGATTGATTCCAGGGACATCTATATCATCCCAGTCCTCTGTCCCGACAGTTTCCCTCACTCAAGGTACAGCGATGGAGTTGACCCAAATAGGAACTTCAACGGAAACTCCGTCACCGCTATCGCTGCGATAAAGAAGTTCTTTCTTGAAAAGAAACCGAGTGCCTGTTGGAGTGGACACACTTACGGACGACTCTTTATGTATCCATATGGAGATGCCACACAAAGATGTGTTGATGACGGAAAGATGTTGGACTTGTATACGAGGATGAGTAGATTAGCAGGATACAGAGTATTGAGAGGGTGCCAGATGTACGGACACCCGATAATGGGTTCAGAAATTGATTACTACTATCGTCAAAACAGAAGCGTTTCCGTCGTCGTAGAATATGGAAGCCATCAGCGGATTCCGTCGTTGCAAGATACACAGATAGAATTCAATAAGACGTGGGGGGCTTTCCTCCTCTGGCTGAAAGAAGCCCCTGTGATGTTGAAAGAATCACCTGCCCAGGACATCCTCAATAAGAGGAGACAGGTTTATCAACGGATGACGTGGAGCCGTGCTCCGTCCTGCGATGAATCCTATGCAATAGATAGTAAGAGAGAAGAGGATTACTCCTCCAAAGAAGATGAAGGCAGGCCAGATAGGCTTGGATGTGAAGTTAACGTTCATGGGTCTTTCTAATTCCAGATAAGAAAAGAGTTATCAATCCTCGCATTCCCCAACCAATAGCAAATCCACCGAGGACGCAGAGAATCTTATCTATGTCCATTAGTCCTCCATTTCATTATCTCCATAAGCACTTTCCACGACGTTTAGGGCTTCCACCTTGGTCCAGTAATGTTTGAACCACGGATAAGTTCCATCGGTGTCTGTAGTATGGAAGTCGATGAGAAGCCATCCTCCTTTAATGGTTTCCGGTACGAGGCGGAAACGGAGGTCTTCACTTTCCAAACTGCCAGAGAGGTCGTCCTTGCGTAGAGTCCATTCCATCGGTTTCGTCCTTTGAAGTTGAGCGTCCATTTTATCCTACCTTCCAACTCTTCCTAATGTTTCCTTCCCTATCCACAATCTCTACTGCATCTGCTCCGTCAAAAGACATTCTGTCTCGGTATTTCTTTTTGACGATACTTTCTGCCTCAGCAAGTGTATCTGCCTCTGCGACGAGGAAAGTATCATATCCAGGGTCTTCAAATGTATCCCAGTGGTAGATACCGAATTCTTTCGTATGTGTAATCATTCTACTCCCCTTAGGACGAGCAACCCTAACTGCTCACTATGTTCATCAAATCCAAATACACATCTGCCATCCAGTTTCACAGGTATCTTTTTCTCTTTGATAATTCGCAACGCAGCGGCACGCATTCCTGCGTAGATAGCCTTGCGATGGTCTACAGTAAGAATATAGTCATCATCCATCACTCTTTCTCTCCTGCTATCTGTGCTTCTAAGTCCTCACACCTCTCCGCCAAATCATCACATTCACTTTCCTTTTCTGCATACTCTGCTTTCCAATATTCCATTTCCTGATTCCTCTTATTCAAAAGCCATTCCAAGGCTTCCATCAATGCCAAGGTATCAACTGGCTGTCCTAGTGCTATCGCTGTCTTGGCAAATTCAAGTTCTTCGCGAGGGGAACTACCCTTAAGAAATGTATTTCTCATTTTCTAACTCCTTGTATTTCGTATACCAATAATCACAAAGTTTATTCCAATACTTCGCATCCTTTCTTGCTTGTAGCCATAATCCAAGAAAAACAACTGCAGAACCAAATAACCATAATTCAAGTAAACAATTAAAGAGATTGGTCATCCTTCAATCCTTTCTAGGAATAAAAGTATCTAATAAGTCATAATATTCTTGGGATACTTTGTCTCTTTGTTGACAAACCCTCCTCCACGCCCTCTCCCACTCTTTAGCATTCTTCCGTTCATATTTCCAAACGATGAGGAGGAAGACATTGGCGAGGACACTAAGAGTGAAAGTTATTTCAATCAGATAAGACATCGTTCATCACCTTTCTACAGGTGTCCGTAAGAATCTCCTCTCGTTCCTCTTCTGGGAAATTCTCTAATAACTTCTGGATAGCCAACTCCCAAAAAACCATCTTTCCTCTTTCGTACCAGTAGAGGAAGCCGAAGGCGATTGTAGTAGCGAGGAAAAACCAAGTGAAGAAAGAGTTCATTCTCCCTCCTCTTTTCTTTCGCCTTCTTTAATTATCTTTTCCAAATCTGCTTTAAGTCGCATTCTCTCACTTTCTATTATTGCAGTCATAAATTTGCAGAGGAGGATACAACTACACACTGCCGCAACGGACAAACATACACACCATTCCCAATTCATCCAGTTCATTTCCCTTTCCTTCGGTAAGTCGCCTTCAGCATTTCTTCCAAACATTGAACACAATAATTGGCTCTACACCAGTTGACAATGCAATAACATTGATGATAAGTATGAACGCCTTTATGTTTCTCATACTCTAATTCACTACGCAACCAGCGGCGAGTGCGATGGTGGGGAGGTCTCTTTTCCAATTCTTCTCTAGCTTCTTTAGGTGTCATTTTACTTCTTTAGAGATTAGAATTATCTAGTATAGGTTTGACAGGACGACGGACGGAAAGGTAGTAATAGTCACCGACGTGGTGAATGGAAATCGGTTCCCATCCCAGATTTTCCTTCAACCAACCATTCATCAAATCATCCAAGTCGCCAGTGCGATTTTTATGATTATACCACGATGTGAAAGCAGTTCCATAGAAACCAATTGTCTTCACTTCCCACATAATCATTCCTCCTTTAATCAACCTCTAACCCAAGTAACTATCGTCCTCATAACCATCATCGTACTCCCTCGCTACCTCTTTCAAATACATCAAATTCGTATAGATTATCTGCCTCATCCTCTCCCTCGTCACTGCCCTCTCTACAAATCCCTCAAACACCAAAGCACTCGCTACCTCATCCAATGTCAATCCTTCCAAGTAATACATCTCAATCGCCCGACGAGGAACCCTCTGCAAGTGGGAGAGGATTCTATCCAAATCTATCTGTGCATCCATCTTCTCATATAACCGAGTAGTCTGCTTATCTACTATAGACTCTGCCAACGGACAACCCATATCCTCATTTCCATTCAACTTCTGCCCGAGCCTCTTTATCTTTCTCACTGCCTTGGCTTGACGACGACAATGCTTCTGTCCTAACGTCACATCGTCCGTCGGTCCCGTCCTCAATATCCATTCTGGGACTGGAATAATGCTATCTTTCTGCAGAAGACGATTCAAGGCTTGACGAATCCAATACATCGCATAGGTGGAGAACTTCCATTTCCGAGAAACATCAAATAAATCTGCTGCCCTTGTCAAAGACATGATGCCTTCTTGCATCGCATCTTCAAGTGGTATTCCAGCACTGATGAGGAGTTGACGATATTTTTGGTGGACGAGTTGACCGACGAGTCCTTCATTGTTCACCACCAAGTTATTTCGATAAGTTAATAGATTAGCCTTTGCAACGCACAGGTAAGCGTCTAAGGCGTTTTGAATAGGGGAAGGGAGGTTTGGACCAAGCCAGCATAACCACGTAGTCAAAGCGTTAATTTGGTCTAGTGCCCGTTCCAGGCTGATGGCATTGGGAGACTCACGGAGTCGTCGGGCTTTGTAATAAGCAGCAGGACCAGTGGGTACTTGAGAGACTTGAGGAATGGAGCTTTCCATCTCAAACTCCATTCTATGCTGCTTGAGTAGATTTTCGTTTTTTAGGAAGGGGTAGTAGTTCTTGGAGGAGGTTTTCTAATTCCTCTAATTCTTGCAGAATTGCTTGGTTTTGAGCAGTGGGTACAGATTGGAGAGATGATTGAGCTTGGAGGAAGAGGACACTCCTACTTAGATAACCAGAAGTGAAAGACATTGATGTAAGTGGCAGCATAACTCATAATTCTCCGCTGATAGTGAAGGAGGATTGGCTTCATTGCCACAAGAAATTTCAACTTTAGATGTCTTTTTCTAGTTCTTCTAAATATCTTTTTAGATGATGATATTCTTTATCCCTAAAATCCCAGATTTCGTGCCAGACTTGGTCATCTTCCTTCCAATGTATCCAAAGTAGCCAACAGACGACCCAACCAGAGAAACCGAAGATAGTAGAAAGGATGAGGAAGGCTAGATTAGCTGTTGTCATCAACCCACTCTCCCTTCCACTCCTCTCCCTCGTAGGCGTCTCTTAGTTGAGCTTCCAAGTCTTCAACTTCCTCTTCTAAGTTTTCCATCTCTTCACGGGCATCGGCGTATTTTCCTTGCCAGAATCGGATGTCTTTTTCTTTTCTGTGAATGATGAATGTGAGGAAGACTACCCAGAAGAGATAGGCAGCAGTGATACACCAGAAGAGAGTGTCTTTATCCATTAGTCGTCATATCTCCCATAAGGCATTGCTTGGTCTATTAGTTCTTCTAATTCCTTCACTCTGGCTTCAAGTTCTTCAACCTTAGATTCAGAATGGACGGCTCGTCGAATCCAGGAGTGGAGAGCAAAGATGCAATAGGCTCTGTAAACGGAACTGGATAGTCCATAGTTGGTAGCCATTTGCATATCCCGTCTGGCATCCCTTTTCATGTCCAATTCTGTCGGTGGTTCCATTCTTAATTCCTTGTTATACTTCTAGTATACTCTTTTTGGAGGGTGCCAGTGTGCCTGCCGTATTCTCTCAGTTCTCACTTCCACTTCAAAATGACGGGACACTTACTATCGCTTTACAGCCACCGAATCCCATATCTGGGTGGCAGATACAATGTGACCTGTTGCAAAACTTCGGTGGCAATCCTATCTATAGTGCCTACGTCTCCTCTGGCTTCAATAACGTTAGCGGAATCAATGTCATTGACGGAATAAACGGAGTCTTTACCATCACATTCCCTTCGCTCATTTTGAGTGGATTTCAAGAAGGAAATTATCCTTTCGACGCGTATAGACTGAGTGGCGGAGTGAGGATGACAGACCTCGCATTCGGTTTCCGTTGTGCCCAGCTCAATTAGGAGAAACTTAGATGGGTAGGATTAGGGGCTTACTGGCTAGAGGAATTGAGGCTGCTAAGAATTTCTTAAACTTGCCTGGTTCTAAGGTTTCTGATTGGACAATAGGACGGGATGATTGGGTTCAAGGTGGAATGTGGGTTGATGTTTCTAGCAGTTGTGTGGAAGCAATCAGATATAGCAAAGAGGATAGAGTTTTATATGTGAGGTTCAAAAAGACTGGAGTTTATAAAGCCGAAGGCATCCAGCCCCAAGCGGCTATCAATATGTTTTCCAGTTCTTCTATGGGCAAGTTCGTCTGGCACCAGGGTCTAAGAAGTATTCTTAAGAAAGTTTGAAAACGGGCGTCCGTGCCCCCTCACGCGGTCTTAGCATCCCAGCCTATTCCTTCTTTTCCTTTTCTTTCAATTTCCTCATCTTATGTGCCCAGTTGAGCATATAGCAGAAGTCCTCTGCTAGTTCTTGTTTATAGAATGGAATGGGCAGACCTGAAATCTCCCAATATTCATTTGGTCTTAACCATCCCACAGGGGCGTGATACTTAACTTGATAAGGACCTTCCATTCAATTCTCCTAGCAGATGGGGTTTGAAGTAAGAGTAGGTGGCGGGATTTGAACCCGCAACATCCAGCTTGGAAGGCTGGAACTCTGCCAATTGAGTTACACCTACAGGGTGCCATTCTTGGCAGAACTACCTCTGCTGTCGTACACCTCTTGGTGCTTTAGAGTTCAAGAATGGCAGTTGCATCCATCTCACGTAGCTTATGAGGACGATTGTTCGACAGGGATTTTACTCCCTGGCACGGACCTGGCTATCCGCTGTTCCGTGGCTAACGACACTTTCTAAATGCCGGGAACTGGATTTGAACCAGTGACCTTCTGCTTATGAGGCAGACGAGCTAAACCAGACTGCTCCATCCCGGTCAAAAAGTGCTAGGGTTTTATCCCTAGCACCGCGATTGCTACTCTACTATCGCTTACAGCAAAAGTCAAGGTCTAGTCGGCAGTTTTCTCTTTAACATATAGAACGCCGTTCTTGGCTGTGTACTCGCCATCAAGAATCCGACTCGTCTTCTCCGTGCTCTCTGTCAAAGAGTTCGCCGTCACTTTACGAAGGCACTTGCGAGCCGCCTCGTTAATGGCTCGGCAGTCACTCCAGCCAAACTCTTCATTCGCTTTCGTGCCGTTGACACGGATGGAGGCAAGATTACAGGTCCGCCAGGTTTTTGCTGTAACAGAAACACCTCCCTTCGTCAAAGTGCCAGGACCATCCTTTCCCTCCTTGGCTTCCCAACCCTCCGCACTATTCAAACTGGCAATCAACTTCTGTGCCTCTGCACTGGGGGGAGGAGGAGCGTCCGCAAACCAGTGATAAGTCTTGGAGATGAAACCCGTCTCCAGGACACCATACCACAGAGCACCTTGGAGGAGAAACATAAAAATTCGCCGCTTCATCAGAAAAACTCCTTCGGTTAAAACAGAACTGAAAAGAGGTTGAACACTTTTGGACAGGTTCTTTGTTAAGTGAAAGAGACCCATTAGAGTGAGGACAGGAAAGATAGTTGGAATGAAGACACAGGCGATTTGGAGGGGATTTTCTGGAACATCAGGGTACGTCCATACTTTGATTCTCTTTAACCAGTCATCTGTCATCACACAGAATCCAAAACAGAAAAACCACCACACAAAGGAACCGAGAATAGAACTAAGGAGGCTCAAACCGATGATTTCTCTTCCTGACATTTCTTCCTCCTCGTAAGAGAGTTGATAGCAGTGTCTAACACTTCAATCACTTCCTTGTGGGTATGAGAGTCATTGAAGTCTATTACAGCGCAGTTTTTTATCACTTCTTTCACTTTACGATGAGCTTTGGTGTAAGCATCGTTCCCAGGATATTTTTTATCAATACATCTCATCGCTCCTCCAAGACACCAGCGACGGGCTTCTGGGTGATCTGGCTGTACTCCTATTCCTCTCTTCGTCTTTGCCCACGCATTCTTACACCAATAGCAGGGACTTTTAATCAGTTCTTTCACTTCCACCAAAAACTGCCGAGCGGATATCTTTTTCATTTCTTCTCCTTCGCTGCTTTTATCTTATCTCGCATAATTCTTATCATCTGTTCTAATAACTCAGCTTCATATTCTGCAAATTCTTCACCTGGGGTTCTTTCTACGTGGTCAATAACCGCCTGTAGGATTTGACTCCAAGAGATATATGCAACGCCACCGACAGAGACGTGATGAGGGAAGCGAGACATTAATCCATCCCCTCCAAATTAATGACTTTTCCAACCTTCATCCACGAGTGACCAGAGCTAAGGATAATCTGCACACCCATCTCTTTGGACAGAACTAAGAGTAGTTGAGCAAAACGCTTCCTGTTCTCATCCCCATTCAAACCCCTCATCGGTTCATCCAGGCAGAGTAATTTTCTAGGCGTTGGTTTAGTGAGGACGAGCGATGCCAGTCTAAGAGCCAGAGCCGCGACATCTATGGCTCCTCCCTCTACCTCTCTCCTTGGGTTATCGTAAACTTCTCCATCTTTGGCAAAGCACAAAGAGGCTTCTGTCTTCCCTCTCTTCTGGGCGAATTGGATAAGAAACTCATGTGCCTCTTCCTCTCCAAATACTGCTTGCAAAGACTTCGTAACCACGGAAGCGAGCTGTCTATGGGCAGATTGCTGAACTTTTTCTGCGACTGCTTGGACCAACTTCTGTCCTTCAAGCACTTGGGACAGGTGTTCTTTGGCATCTTCATAATCCATTGCAGATTGTTTGACTTGTTTCTTAGCTTGGGCATATTCTAAGAGTTTGCCGTCTAACTGACGTCGGAGTTGGAGGAGCATCAATCCCTGTCCGTGGTTGGCAGTCCTTTAGATGTTGGAACAGATTCCCACAAGTCCTCCATCATTTTCCTCTTCCTCAAGTGCTCAATCACTATCTTAGCGGCTTCGCCGCTGGCAAAGGTATCCGCTTCCGTGTGTTCAATCTCCAGTGGAGAGGTAGAGAGGAGGCTCCAGCCATAGTATTCCAAGATTTCTTTGTCACTCATATCATTTTCCCCCAAAATTCTTTTGGTACGCTGTTATTTTATCGCTTATCTCCGTTTCAAGGGCGTCCTTCTGTTTCATCAACTTGGCGTAAAGTTTCTGGGCTTCCTCACTCCGTACACATCCAAATTCATTCTGTAGTTGAGTGAGGAGAGCGTCACGTTCTCCTTGTGCTCTGTCAAGGGCACGCCTCTTAGATTGGGCTAAATCTTTGAGGCGGAGGAATTCTTTGAGGTCAAACATTACTCACATCCAACGCTCTTAATATTATCGCCTTCACCTCGTCACCTACCTTCTCTCTTTTCAAGAGATGATGGATGGAGGCAGAAAAGTCCAACGCCACATCCCCAAGGTGGAGGAGTTCTTCAACGAAAGAGTTAGCTCCAATCTGCTCTGACGCCTCTTGCACCCACTTTTCAAAGTCAATCCATTTATCTTTGCTGGTATCCAAGTAATGACGTTTGATAGTTCCGTCATGGTAAAGGATACCAACGGAAGGTTGATGAGTTATCTCATCCCTCCTTCTTCTTTGAAAGCCGCCGCAGTTGAAAATCTTATAGGCATCAAATGGGATGTGATTATCTCCAAAGATAGCCATATCATACCCATAGAGTTGACCTTGTTTGGCGAGCGTCCTTTTTTCCTCTGGGGCACCAGGATAGGATGTATTAGAATCCTTCCAAATGTAGTCGTGGACGACGGCGACTTGGAAAACTCCTTTCCTTTCGACTGGATTCGCTCTTACTTCATAGCCACAAGGGAAGCCGTGGAGAAGCAGTTTGCAGTCTCCATTTGCATAAGTGACGTGTCCAGGCTTCAAATCCGTTATCACACCACTCTCTACCAAGGCTCCATATCCGCTTCGGTGCATATCTGCTAGATTGTGAGCAGGGAGGTCATGATTGCCAGCGACGGCATAGACACCACCTGTGAATTGATTGAACATTCGCATCGCAAAGGTGACTAATTCCAGCGGTGGAATGGCGCGGTCATAGATATCTCCTGCCAGGAGTAGCGGCAGTCGTTTCTCTGTCAATGATAAGACTTGTTCAATGTATCCTTGTTGCACTCCATACCAATCCTCCTCCTCACTGCGAGCGATAGGGGGCTTGTGGGAAAGGTGCCAGTCCGCGGAGACGATAGCGAGTGGGATGGTCATTCCTTTATCCTTTTGAGGCAGTCTTTTAACATAGAAATCAATTCATTGTCTTCTGCTTGATTGATAGCGGGAGATTTTTCCAAATCGTGTACTCTTTCCTCTAGCAACTTGATAATTCGTTTCCTCTCCTCCTCTTTCGCTTTCTTAATAATCGTGTCCGCAGTGGCGAATTTAGCTGTCACTTTCACCTCATCTCCGTACAATGTCTTTTCATATTCGGTATGCCAACAAGTCATAGTAGGAAGATTTGAGATAAAAGAACCCCACCCCATCTGTTTCAAATGTGTCTCACTCTTCTCTTTCTCATCTTCGGGAGATTTCTTATGTGTACAGAGTAGATTGAGAATTCCTGTTCGTACTGCTTTTGCTGTAATCTTAAGATTAGAAAGGACTTCATTGGCTCCGCCTTCACTACGGAGGAGACCGAGGAGGAGGTGCTCTGTGCCTACATAATTGTGATTGAGATTCCTCGATTCCTCTAGGGCATATTGAATGGATTGTTTGACGTGTTCCGTTTGAGGCAGTTTCCCCATGAAGACAGGGTCTTTTTTAGGTGGAACAAGTCTTTCCGTCTCCTCTCGTAGTTTCTTCAAGTCAACATCCAAATTCCTTAGCACGTTGGCAGCGACACCAGAACCTTCCTTACAGAGACCGATGAGGACGTGCTCTGTGGAGATGTGAGTGTGATTGAGCCTCTGGGCTTCTTGGTTCGCCAGTTGTATCACTTTACGTGCGCGATCTGTAAATTTTTCAAACATCGTTTATTCCTTTCTAAGAACTTCTGCATTAGGACACGCTTTATCGCAAGACGTCCACATCCATCTTGGAAGGGATAAATATTTCCCATCTACGCGAACGAACCAAATTCCATTTTCATTCTTACAAAGAAGGAAGTGGAGGAGGTCTCCTGGTGTGTTTATATCTGGGGGCTTTTCCATTCTAATTCTTTCCACGTAGTAAATCTAAGACCCAGCAACCGCGGACGTGGGTTACTTCGCTGGCTCGTGCTTGTTCCAAACAATCACAAGCCATATAATCTGCGTGTCTGTCACAGCATCCTATTATCGAATCCTTTGATGCAATAACTTCTTTCTCTGTTGGACCTGGAGGATGCGTGAAGCGGCAGTGAGCTAAGGTTTCCTCATCTGTACATCCTGCTTCCTCAAGTGCATCCGCCAATATCGGCATCTCCTCCCATCTACGTTCTTGGTAGATAGTTTGAGCCATTGAGGGGATGAGACCAGAGTGCCATTGCAACACATCTTCAAGAATCACATCATCTTGTTGATAGTTTTCTGCTTTGTTTTCTAATACAATTCCAATGTCTCTCGGTAGTACAACACGCATACGAAACGGGTTGCCGAAGATGTCGCGGAGGAGATTGGCACGGAGGGAAAGACGAGGTCTATTACTACCCCTCTCCGTCCATCCTTTCGCCCATATTTTATCTTCTACTTTGCTTAGACCATTAGGATATTCTTTCATTCCTTCTTTTTCGTACTTTTCCACTATTTCTATATCTGTGCCTCTAGCAAGGCAACAGGCACACGCATAGAGCCTCGCCTTCCTATCTGTAAGAACAGGATGAGGAGTAGAGTAGATAACAGGGTAGGAAATCGAAACTCTACCTTTCCCACCAGTTTGGAGGAAGTGAAACATCGCCGCAGGGTCTTTACTCGTCAACCATTCTTGTTCTGTCATAATCGTGCCGAAGTGTCTCTCATAGAGTTCATTTAGAAATTCATCCCTAGTTAAGCGTCTGCCCGCAGATGGGGCAGTTTTCTTTCGTGTAATCTGCAAGTCTTTCTTGGATTTCTGTCCATTCTTTATTGATGCCATCCAAATACCCCTCCCCCCTCTCCAAAGCAGATATCTTCTGTTTCAAATCACTCAATTGTTGATTGACGAATACCAATCTGTCACCCACATCCAAAATCTTCAGTAACCTCCTCATTTCTTTCTCCCCGTTGAGAAGCAAATGCTCTTTTTCCTCCAATCTATCTAAGATAGAAGAGAGGACGGAGAGGTCTTTTTCTGTCTTCCCTCTTTTCTCCTCTGCTTCCTCAATTTCTTTGAGTTTGGTATCAGCATCTTTGACCCAAGCGAGGTCATCTCTCTTCTGTTTGGCTGCTACTAAGTTATCGCTGCTCTCCGTTACTCTGTCCTTCGCTCTCCTCGCACTTAGAGAAAGACTTTCCAAAGTTCTATCTATCAAATCTAAGTTGACGATGGAGTTGAGTTGACGGGCGACTTCTGGTTTGGAGAGGAGGAGCCAGTAAGGTCCGTCGAACTGGTCTGAGAAAGAGGAAGGATTTAAACGGAGGAGATTGGAGATAGCAGACGGAACATCCCCATTCAAAGCCTCATAGATTTGTCCATCATACTCATATCCATTAGAAGTGGGGGTTCTATATCTCTTTATCGTCTGTCCATCTAATGTGAGAGAGGAGGAGCACTCCTTCGTTCCTCTCCTTATGTATCTATCTCCTCGTGGTTCATTTAGACAGACCCAAGTAAGACCACGGAGGGCACAGGACTTGCCTAAGCCCGATTTTCCATAGAGAATCGTCAAATAAGGGTCAAAGTCAATTTCCAGAGTTCCCCACTTCTGGAAATTGTGGAGGAGGAGTTTTTCAATCACCTCTCCAGGGCTCCTTGTTCTTTTGCTGTTCCAGCAATTCTATAACTGCTTGAGATTCATCTTCCTCTAGGGTGGTTTCACCACTAGAGGTGTGAACTTCTACTCCGTGTTGACTGATATGGATGTGACTAAGGTCCAGTAGATTGAACCAGTAGGAACCGACGGCGAGGAAGGTGGTGTCCTCACCGATTTGGATGAATTGAGCCTTCATTCTGCACTCCTTTCATTTCTATCGGCAAGTTCTTGGGCAAGTTCGTCCGTGGTAAAATCACTCAAAAATTTCTTCTTTCGTCCATTAGCGAATAAGTCCCAAGTATGAGGGAAGATTTCGGCGATGAAGGAGCCGAGGGTATTAGCATATTGACGAATCTCATATTGAGCATTAGGAGCCATACGGAGTTTTAGAAACTTCAGCCAATTGAGTAGATTGGCACTTGCTCTCATCCGTGAGTAGCGACCGACGGGAAGGTGGACTCTGGCTAATTCTTTGGGGACTCCGTGTTTGAGGCCGTCTTGATATACTCTCTCTTGAGAACGATACTCTTGTCCTACCATTTCTTGGAATAACCGAGCGTTCATATCGGTCAGTTCTTCAGCCCCTTTTATCGTCCCCGCCTGCTTATTCGTCTTACTATTAATGAGGAGCCGTTCTGTTGTAGGGATGTAATTGACGTCTGGGAGTGGAATGTACCGAGCACTCATTTCGTTGTATGATTGAGTTCGATGACGGTGCCATTCCCGGAAGACCATAATAGGAGCTTGAACTTCTATGACTAGACCCGCCATCTCAAAAGGTGTGGAGTGTTCATTCTCCCATAGATAGCGAAGGAGTTTCTCATCCCCAGGTTCAGTCACTCTTTCATGTTGACAAAGCATCCGTTCTTGAGTGACATACGAATGCCATTCTTCTGGTTTATGAGGATGAGGGGGTAGTCCACATTTCTTACATTTCGTAATCGGTCCCCATCCCAGGAATCCTTTACCAGTGGACATCCTGGCTGCCTCTACAATCGCCTCGTCACTCCCCCACGCTTCCACAAATTCAAGGTATCCGTAGTCTAAAATAGCTACTCTATGTCCTCTTTGCATCTTTCAACCTTTCTTCAAACCTTTTTGACACCAACCATCTTATCACCAATCCGCACGCGGGAACCCAATCCCTTCACCCACTTCAACTGCAACTTGGCGTCTTCTAAAGTTCTTCCTTCCAAGAGCCATAGGGAGAGGAACTCCTCTTCATCTACATCAATCTCAGGGAGACCTTGTGCCTCTTCTCTCATTTTAAGATAGTCTCGTCTTTTCATATATCAATTCCTCTTTCATCATAAAAGTAGAAAAGTCCGTCTAATCTCACATCTTGTAAATCATCGCTCTTTAACTCTTTTAATTTCTCTTGGAGTTCTTTAGGCAAAGAGGCGAGGAATTGTCCTGGCTTTGAACCTTTATTCCTCGCCTCTCTCTCCCTAGGAGATAAACAACCCCAATAAGAATGAACTTGGACTGCCAAATCTAAGAAGATTTGCTTGGCACTCATTCTGGCATCTCCTCATCTTCATCATAAAGAAGATAACTTTCACTGCATAAATCACACAAGGGATAGAAAGCAGGTAAATCCCTCACCTCCGTGCTCTCTGGCAAGCCGAACCACGTCTCACTAAGGAGATGAGCGACTTTGCGATTTCTATCTTCAACCATTCTGTCAAAAGCCGACAGAGGGTCTTCCTCCGTGTGGCTTTCAATGCTTTCTCTAATAGTATCACACATCAATTCTGCTGCGTGGGCGGTGATGCGGGCAGGAGGTGCCCATCGACCATAGACAGGATGGTAGGTGGCGATGAGGTTTCTTAACGCTCCCTTATAGTAATCCAAAGTCATCCACCACTCTTCACGTGTTTTAGGATAATCATTTGGAGGGGCTTTCCTGTTCATTTTTATCTCCTTCACCAGCGATGAGGAACAATTCCCACATAGTTTCAGCTGCTTTCAAAGCTTCCTGGTCTTCCACTACGCCATCAAGGGCGTGCCACTTGGGAACGGAAATGGTGACGGCTTCTTTATTAGGAAAAATTACGAAGTAATTCGTTGGGATGAGAGGGTGGTAGTCGGCTTCCCTCATCAAAGTAAGGTCTTTATACTTTTCACTAGTTATCAGTTGTGGGACTGACAGAAAGACTCACCCCCTTTTTCGATTCATCTAAGTTTTGTAAGATAAGTAGAATATCCTTCGGTTTTACAGCACG